GTTCTGTATATGAACCATAAGAAAGCCCAAAAATTAGTTTATTTAAGTCAACAGTAGGTAACTCTTCCATAGAGTATAAAGTACCCATATTTTCAGATTCTGTTACCTTTAAAATCTTGTTGTCCTTATAGCATAGCATTCTTACATCGTTCATGATTTCTTCAAAACGCTTATTTGCCATACCTGGAGTAACAGAGAGTGCCATTGTTTTTATTTGAAGAGCAGATAGCTCTTCGTTTGACACAGAAGCTCTTTTTAGTAAATCATAGATCTCTGTTTGAGGCATAGGTTTTTGAAATGTATTTATGGCTGTCTCTCTTGTTTCTCTGAAGAATTTATATGCCTCCACGACATCATCTGCTGTAACTTTTCCTCTCATATTTAAAAATGCTATAATTGATGCAATTGATTTGATAAGTGATTCAGCACCTTTGTCATACTGATAACCATCAACCATTTTATTTTTGTTTGCAAAGTCAAATAGATCTTTTTTCACAAAGAACAGTTCATCTTCATACTTGTCATCTGATAGCATGCCTATTGAAACAGTACTGTCATTTGCATAATACTCTTCATTGAATACATCTTCAACTTTTTTAAACCAACTATCAAGCTGTTTCTTAGCCTCAAATTTGACATATTCCTCTTGTTTTAACTCAACCTCTACTTGACTATCAATAACAATAGAACGTCTAAAAAATCCAGTGCTAGATAGCTTAATTAATACATTCATTGTCTTCTCGTCAACAGCAGACTTTGACCCCATAACTAATACATTTGTAGTGAAGTCCTTAATCTCCTTTTGTTGAACATCATCTTTGGTTCCCTTGATGACTTTTCCTTTAAATTGTTCATCGTAGCACTCTTTGAGCTTTTGAATCATGGTTTTATACTCAGTGACATTGTCGAGAAATTCATCTCCACTAATATTAACAGAACCAATGTAGCACTTAGATATTGCATAGATTGTCGCATACAATCCCTCTGCACTACCCTCTGGAGCAATTTCAAGGTCTAAAGGAATTCTTCTTTTTACGTAATGCATTTCACTCTTTTTGTCATTAAGTTCAAATTCATTGTATCTTTCAAAAGCTTCTGTTAAAACATCACTGTAGTTTTCAAAAGCTTTTTCAAAATAATTCCTAACAACTTTTAAACTAAACGATTTTCCTGATCCTGAATTCGCATAAGCCATAAAGTAAAACTTAATTCTTGAACCATCAGGATTCTTGAAGTTGTATCTACTCATAGCAACCGAAGTATAATAAAGAATCATACCCTTTATTAGAAGTGGATCTGTTGTTCTGTCCGATGACTTCACAATCTCGTTTGTTATTTTTTCTAGCATATAAAACTCCTTTTATAAGTTGTCGTAGAAATATTTTGCTTCATCTAGGTACTTCTGATTTCTTTTTACATACCAATAAAGAGAGAGATAGTGTTTCTCTGGGTTTATTCTCTTTCGTGGTTCATTTAAGATTATTTGTCTCATCATTCTCCATGAAGTATTAATGTCTTTTAATTCCTTTTCTGCCTTGGAATAGGTATCTAAAAATCTTAGTCTATTTCCTTTTTCGGTAACATAAGAATAGATTAGCATTGCATCTTCTCTTAATTTTAAAGTGATTTCTCCACTTTTAATAAATCCTTTATGTGGATCACCATTTCCAAATCTACTATAGAAATCATAAGCTTTTGGTGATGTTATGCTTAATGATTTCATATATGAATTTGACTTTCCTATAGAAGTGTTTTTATCTGTTGTTGTCATATTAGTCTCCTATCAAAAATTTAATTGTTTTCACTTCATCATCATTTAGTTTATTTGATGAAATAATATGTTCTGCATTCTTTCTTGCATCTTTCCACTCATCTGTTTCAATTAATAGTATCTTCAGTTTAAATAGATCTGATATTTCTACTTCAAATTTATTAGACACATCACACACAATAACTCTATTTTCGATTGATTGTGATTTGCTAGTAAAAAGTAACACTCCTCTTACATTATACTCATCTTTTGAAATTTCAATTGCTTCATCGAAGCTTGGAAGTCTCCATTTCTTGTGGTTCGATACATATTTTAATGCATCGTTTATTGTCATTTTTTTCTCTAAAATCTTATACTTCATTTATTCTCCTATATTTTTATTTTAGAACGGAATAATATCTTCATCAATATCTATTTCTGGTAATGTTTTATTGGTTTCATCATTTTCTTGTTTCATGTCCTCAATCTCCTCCAAATGCTTCTTTTCAAGAAACTCTGGAAAGAATCTTAAGGCATAAATACTCTCTTGAATTTGCTTGTATTTATCTTCAAACTCTTCTGTTGTCACAACACCGTCTTTCAACATCTCAAACTGTCTCATTTTTGAAATATTATACATTTTTGTTTTCATAGCTTTAAGCCAATGATCTTTTTTTTCCGGGTATTTTTCAATGACTTTGTAATAAATCTCTAGCAACCATTGAGCTGTTTTTTCATTGTAAAATCCAGATACAGTTTTTGTATCATAATTTTGAGACTCATTGTCGTATTTTTTGTAAGTGTATCCAACAGTATCTCTTCCCCATTTATCTTGCATTGGTTCTGAATATGCTGTCTTAACAAATGCTAAAAATATCAAGATTAATTCATCAATATTGTCTTCAAGATACCATTTGTCAAGAAGTTGACCTAATCTCATCTCTCCAAGTCTTAATCCATTAATTGACTCGTTAAACTCTTCGATATTTCTATCTATTGTATCTTGTGTTGATGGCACAAGGTGATGTTTATGGAATAGGAATTTGCTATTCTTTAGACCTCTTTTTGCCATATACTCTTTAACCTCTTCATTGGAAGCATCTGGAGGCAATGGAGTAAAATGTTCTTGAAAGTCTCCAAAAGTAACCGATGAACCACCGAAATCAATGAAATATTTTGGCATATCTCCATTCTTCCTGGATAGTCTGCCAAAACGTTGGACCGTAGTTGGAAGTCTCTTACTTGGTGCAGTCATAATTCCAATTTGAATATCGTCAACGCTAAAACCTGTAGTTAACTTATTTACTGACACAAGATGCTTTACTTCTACCTGTTCAATATTGTCAAAGTTAAAAAGAGTAATCTCTTGTTTAAGAGTAGTATTGTTTCTATATGACTCCATGATTTCACTTGCAAATTTAGTTGAACCATGATAGGCAAATGCATGATAACCTCTACTTATTAATTCATTTGCAATTGCTTCACAAGCTTTTACATTTGTTGCAAACCATAGCGTCTTTGTCTCTCGTGGTTCCAAATCTTTTATTTCACAGAATTCTTCATATTGGTCAACCATTGTTTTGATTGACTTCTTAGAGTACATTAATGATAACTCTTCATCTGAGTAGTCATTCTCATTTACTGTTGCTTTGTTTTCAAATCCATTTTGTAAATACAAATTACTAACATAAGTCTCTACATTGGCTACATATCCTCTTTCTATTAGTTCCCTATGCGTAACATTGCTTACAATAGTTACGCCATAAAAACCTCTTCCAGATGGCTTATATGGTGTTCCTGATAAACCAACTATATATTCAGATTGAAGTTTACTCTTAATTGACTGAAATCTTTTCCCATCTATTCTCACATGAAACTCGTCAACACAAATTAGAGATGCCTTTACCATTGAATATTTGTCGTTTATTCCAGCATAATAAGATGAGTCTAATGCAATCTGTATTCTTTCATTTGGATTAAATTTTGCTGGATGTCCAGACAGTATAACACTATAAGAAATATTCATTGACAACAATGTTTCTTCCACCTGTTCGACTAAATCTGTATATGGAAGTGATATAAAAATTGTTCCATGATACTCTTTACATAATGCAGCGATGATATGGCTTTTTCCGTACGAAACTGAGCCGTATATACATTGCATTTTAATGTCTTCAAACTCAATATTCATTAATATTTCAGCTAGATCTTTTTCTTGGTAATCTCTCAGTTTTATTTCCAAAACTTATCTCCTTAATATTTTTTATGCCTATAGAGTAGCCATCACATGACATGTATTTGTAAATATCGGCAATAATATTCACATTAACTTTTCTATTTCTTTTAAAATCATTTCTGTTAAAAATAGATAGAAATTCCTTAACCTTATTCTCTTTTATTTTTACCCATGAATGAGTTCTAATATACTCTTTGTCTCCATTGCTGTCAAAAGTAACAAGAGATGTAAAGAGAATATGTTTTCTATTAGCAATCATTCTATAATTACTAATATTTAGATTTGCATTAATTTCTAATGTCTCAATCGGTTTATAATAGTCACTATCTTTATACTTTTTCTTGAACTTGCATTCAAGAATTTCAAGCTCTTTTTTTAACTTAAACATGTCTATCTTTGCCTCCTTTGGTTCTTATAAAATCAAATAGAAATATTAATCCACCCCAAAATCCAATGGCTACTAAAATTTGTGGTACTTTTACCAATGCAATAACAATTAGAACCACAAAGAAAACAGTAACAAATGGATTCATAAAGAATGACAATAATGTGATATTAGATACATCATCAATTGTTTTGCTTGCAGCATTTAATGAATTCATGTTATAGTCATTATTGTAACCGTAGAATATCTCTTTTTTAAGGCTATCAATTTTATCAGAATAGTTGTTATTGTGTCTATATATCTTTTCAAATAATAAAACAGAAAGAAGATTAATTCTATCTTCTTCAAGTTCAATTTCATAATCATGTAGTCCATGTGCCTTTGCAGAAATCAAAATATCATCTTTAAGGCTCTTAATTCTCTCATTGTCTTTTTTAGTGTATTCTCTAATCATTTTTATTTTCCTTGTTTTGTTTTTATATTGTCATTTTTTAATTTAACTGTAGTGTTAAAAAGTTCTTTTATTTCTACATCTAAAACTCTCATACCAGCCTTTACTTGTACCATTACAGAGTCATTATTGTAGTATCCATTTGATCCTAGGTAGAATGGTTTATATCCTTTATTCGTTTTCCATTCTTCTGTTATGTCTTTTTGGTTCAAAAAATACATCCCAAACTCATCAACAAGGACTGCTCCATTCTCTTTGTATGTTTCATTATTCATGCTTTTCCTTTATTATTTTGGTATAATTTAATCCACAATAGCCAAAGGAGACTAAAATGGATATAAAAAACTTCATTATAAAAAGAATAAATCAATCAAAATTCAAGAAAATAAAATATTTTCATAATAAAGATAGACTTACTTTATTTGATAAAAAAAATGAAGTTTATTATAATGGTGTTTTTGGGTTTAATAAAAACACAATATACCTCACAGATTTAGTTATAGATTTAAATCTTGAAATAAATGATGTCAAATATAATCTCGATTTACTTGACTCTGTAAAAGGAAGAAGATACCAAAGAGACTATTTTAGAGACAACATCTACAACAAGATAAAAAAATGGTTCAAAAATAGAAAAATAGAAGATTCTGAACTTTTTGAATCTATCATTATGCTAATAATAAACGGTTTCAATATTGAACCAATTTTAAAAGAACTTGATTTAATATATAAGAATGAAAACATTGAGTACTCAATGAAATCACTTCTTATGGCTAAGTATAGAGTATCAACTACTCTTCAATCTTGATTTCAACATACTTAAATTGGTGTCTGAAATCTTCATATACCCAATCTTTCTTTTCTGTATCTGTATAGGTGCAGAATTCTTCGTAATTTAGTCTTGTAGATGAAGCTAGATACTCTCCAGCATTCATATTGATAATCTCTTCCATTGCATTTGGTTCGTTTCCAGCGATTACGATAATTTTCATCTATTACTCCTTTTTGTCTTTTTCTATATGTTTTTAAAAATATGCAACGATTGTGAACATAAAGCATGTTGCTACAAGTAAAATTATACCAAACATTATTTTGTCTTCCTTTTTTTCTTATCAACAAGCGAAATGTATTTTTCTGGAATATTTAGCTTTATCTCTTTTGCCAACATCTCCATTGGATACCAAGCAGCACCAGAATCTCTTAGTTTAAGGAAATTTTTCAAGCTTCTTAGATTAATTGTCCAAATAAGACTAACTGATGTATTTTCTGTAACTAATACATGTTTTGCATAGTCACCAGCATTACGTTTAGCTTTTGAGTTCATCAACTTATCCATCTTGTTTTCTATTCTATCATTTGAAAAAATAATTTCAATATGATTTTTAGTAAAACATTTCTCTTCAAAAGTCCTCTTGTCTTTGTTGACCAAATGTGATAATCCCAGATACACATAATCTAAATCAAGTGTATTGTTTATCGTTGCAAATACATCTCGATTATATAACTCTACTAAGTCCTTAAATAGGTAAATACCTCTTCTAGTATTGTATGCAATATAAAATGCATACAAGAGCATTGATGATGTGTATCTTGTTGATTTTACGCTATATGAAGCTAGTCTATGTCTTGCTAACTCTTGTAGTACACTTCTAGGTATCATTTTAATTTCAAAAGTTAGATTGATATGTTCAATGACACTCTCGTGATGATATGACCATACAAGTTCATCTAGAAGTTTAGATTCATCTACATCACATACACCATAGTATTTTTTATCTCTAATAAAATCACAATCACTTTTATCAAAGCTATCGTAGCAAGTTCTAGCTGCAACTTCACCAAGAAATAATGGTGTGGCATGTAGTAATGTGACTGATGGTTCTTTAAATGTATTTTGTTTCATTTTCTTTCTCCTCTGCTAATCTATCTAATACCTTGCAGATCTCGTCTTCATCCCATGCAATAGAATCTTGAATTTGTTTTCCATACCTATTGTCTATAAGCTCTTTAACATAAGTTTCTCTAGGTACATACTTGACAATACCAATCTTAACTAAATATCTCCATGTTTCTCTTTCTCCTAAAATATCAGGATAATACATTTTAATAATCTTTCTAAGAGATTTAGTATCGTCAGAGTAAGTAACCAATTTGTGCTTTTGTTGCTCTTCAATAAGTTTTTGTTGATATTTGATTAGTTGTTCTGTTTGTTCTTCGATAAGTATTAGAAGATTTGCTCTAAGATTATCATTAAACTTGGAAGCAAACAACAAAGCTGTAAATTTATTCATTACAATAGTTTTATAAGTATTACCTCTTTTTGTTGTAAAGTCACGCTCATCATATGAGAGGAGCGTAAGAATATCTCCTGAAAGGTTATCAAGCATCTTATTAAAATCTCTTTTAACATTATCATGTCTTTTACCTGTTGCATCAGCAAACATCTTCAATGTGTATCCGTCTGTTATGGCTGTTAAATTATCCATTTAGTCTCCTATTAGTTTATTTTGAAGCAAAAACTTCAATATGCATAAAGAATCGCCAAAAACTTTATACATATTGAAACTCTTGTTGTTGCTTTATTCTCGGTGGTTCTTGAATAGATATTAACAGAACCATCGAATAAAAAAACTATAATCCAATTTGCTCTTTATAATATTTAACTTTATCTTCCAGTTTCTTGATAAAGTCTAATGTTACAGTCACTTCTGGACATCCAGCTTCTTTATATGCATCAATAGCTTTTGCTACAGCTTCAGGTTTAAAATGAGGATTTCCATACTTTCTCTCTGCATAACCAATAAAGCCATCTAAGCTTTCAGGAACATCTCTTTTTATTGTTACTTTTGGAGATGTCTCCAAGTATCCATACCATTGAAGAATATCATTAATGTCTTGTACAGTAAACTCTGTAACGTTTAATAACGTTTTAATGTTTGTAACAGATGTTGAACCATCATGAGCAAATCTCATACCATTTTGTTTTAATCTTTCAATCTCAGATTCAAGTTCAGCGATCTTGTCAAGATATTTTGACTCCATCTCAATATACTCTTTTGCTAAAGCTTTATTAAGTTCCTCTTTCTTTTGAAGCTCAATCTCTTTCTCTTTTACAATTTGTTCCTTAATGAACTTATCACAAGCAATAGCAAAATACTCATTACAATATCTAGCAAACGATATAACCAAATCTGGATGGATATAAGTACCCTGTGGTTTTCCCTTTCCAACAACAGTATATTTAAGGTCACTCATATTGAGGGAGCTAAGTTTTGCAATTTTTTCTGCATATTCCTTTTCATTTCTCCAATAGTTATCCATACGCTTACCATACTTCTTAGCAACATCAGTCGCGTTAAGCCATAAGCCTTTCGAAATAGCAAAAGATACATTCGTATCAAGCAGTGTTGTGTTAGTGAATTTTTGTAATTCCATATAATTCCTTATACTTGTGTGCTAAACAAGATTTAAAAAATGTAAGTTGATTAATTTATATGTGAGAGATTGGCGATTTCTCACTTAAACAACTTCAATATACCTATTTAGCAGAGAAATCGCCAAAAAACCTCTAAATAGGCATACTGAAATTGTTTACATAATTATACTCTATTGTTGATTCATTCTCATTGGTTCTTGAAGAATATTGATAGAACCATCGAGAATAGATTAAAACTTGGATAGATAATATTCCAACTGTTCTAGCTACGAACAAAATTAATGTTTTAAAATCAAGAGATAGAGTTTTATGTTTTCTTATCGTTCCATTTACACTTTCTGATTCAAATATTGACTGCTCAAATTGAAAAGCCAATAATTAGTTGCTCTATTCCACTTTCATGATAAAATTAATAAAAGATTAAATGTCGCATTGATTTCTTTTAGCCTCTTCAATCTTTTCTTTATAGTATCTTGAAATTTGTTCAAATTCATCTACAAGTCTTTCATATTCTGATTTTATTGGTTTTTTGTTTTCAACCCATTCTTTGTAAACCTTTTCTATAGTTTCTGGTAAAAAAGATGGAGTATTCCATTTCATTTTTCCAACAAATCCATCAAGTTCATCAGGAATTACTCTTTTAACAGTAACCTTTGCTTCTGTTCTAACAAAACCTTTCCAAACTAAAGCTGTCCAAATATCAGATTCTTTTGGAGCATCTTCATTTTGAAATGATTCCATAATACATCTTCTAACTGTTGCGTGACCATCATCATACATTATTGGTTTTCTTGACTCTTTTACAGCTTCTTTCTTCTCTTTTTCTAGCTTTTCAAAAGCAAAGTTTATAACATTCATTCTCATATTCTCGTCAAATTTTGTCATTAGCCATAACATTGTTCTTAAATCTAGCGTAAATGTATTTATTGTTTCAATCTTTCCCTTACCTGTTTCTCTTTGTATTTTTTTGGGTACGACCGTAACGTACCCAATATTTTCTTCCGATAGTTTTGATATTGCAAGATTAAATGTTGCCTTCAGGTCACTGTGCCTTTTTCCATATTTATCTGCAATATCTTTTAATGTCATGGTAATACCTTGATCTGCAAGAAATTGCTCAGTAGGGCTTAGTTCAATTAATGATTTACTCATAGGTAATCCTTTCTGGACATTGAAATGTAATTTGATTTTTGAGTAGTGAAGATGTCGTCCAAAACACTTCACTTCGACATTTAAGTCAACTCAGAGTTACCCATACTTTAAGTGTGAGGAGAAAATCTCCTCGAAGTGTCTTGGACGACTCTCAATTGACTTTTATAATTATACTCTATTGTTGCTTCATTCTCATTGGTTCTGGAAAAGATATTAATCTCTCTTCCATAACATTTCTCTATACACTCTCAAATGAAGATACGTTTTAAATCCAAGTTTACGATAGTAACTCTCTAATTTATCTCCTAAGCAATTTAATCTAAGATATTGATATTTTCTTTGTAACTTTTTAACAAGCTTTGAACCATCACCTTTCTCTAAAGAAAATAGTCCATTGATTTGTACTATCTTATTTTTCTGATGATGTAATCCACAATATGCTCCTCCTAATTTTACATACCTGTCACTATATTGATTTTCATCAATAAATTCTCTTTTATCTATTTTTTTTAGATGAAATAGATACTCATTTCTAGTTATTGTCTCCATTGATACAAATCTCCTATTTTTTTATTAATATAAAATTGTACCAAAATCTCTCTCTTCTCCAAAGAAAAAAAGAAAAAAAGAAGTAAGTAACTCCAAAAGGAGTCACTACTTCATACAGAGTCCTGAAAACTCTTTATTATTACCATCATATTCAACAATAACTTTCTTTAAGTCTCTAATCAACTTAGGAGTCTTAGGTGAATACTCAGCTCCAATAGACTTCAAGTAATTTACCAATATAGATTTACGTTGATTATGCATATCTCTCATGTGTATCTCTGCATTGGTTCTTACATCATCAATTACATGTGGTAATGATAGTACTGCGTCATGCACTGGTAATGCAAACTCAATGTCATCAATAGCTGATACAATTCTATCCATAAGTATAGAATCAAGTGAATGAATTACACAGGTGTATGAAAAATTTTGATGTTGTTTATAATCTTTAGCTACAATAACATCTGTATTATTGAAGTACTTCATAATACCTGTCTCACTATCAATAGTAAAGTAATCATTCTTTTTACTGTCAATAGGTTTAGTCTTCTTGACTTCAACTCTAAAAGGTTCGCAATAATCTCCAAGAGACACTGTATATTCACCTTTGCTATTGCAGACTTCATGATACATTGAAGATTCTTTCAACAATGTATTCATTGCAGTTATAATACCATATCTACCTTTGGTTAATTCACGTTTTAATAATCTAAGTTGCTTATCAATCTCAGTTGTTCGTGGTTCATCGAAGTTACGATCATATAGTGATGATAATTTCTCTTGACTACCATAGAATGTTGCAGTAGCTAATTTAGCTATAGGTCTATCAACACCATCTATATACCAAGGGTCAAGTAGTTTATCGTTATTTATAACATTGCCCCAAGTTAATAATCTCTCATCATTGGTTATTAGTGCAGTTATCGTTGAGAGTGACATACTGAAATCACTTTCAAGCACTATATCCCATTCAACAGAACCACAAGCATAAAGAGTATCTAATTTACTATAGATACGTTCTAACCAAATATTTAGATATAACTCATCACCAATAACTCTATTTTCATAACATCTCTTACCATCAGCAATTCTGTCTTCAAGATTATCAGTCTTATTACCAACTTCATTACTAATAAAGCAGTAGATGTTATTTAATGCAGATATTGAGTCTAATGTATATACTACAGGCTCTACTCTCATTAATGCTCTACCAAGTTTATAACCCATAGGATTTAAAATCTTATTCAAAGCATTTGGTATAGCTCTACCTCTACTATCAGTGTTACAACCATTCATAGAGTATTGCAAGTCATACTCTGCATAATGACCAATGATTGTAGCAACAACATCAAAGTAAGTATATTCAAACTCTTCAGCATACTCAATATATCCTCTTTTAATCATTTCAGATGCCATTTTATGAACAACATCATCAATGATTTGAGTCTTATATTTATTGAGCATATCTACATCAAATCTAAATAATTTGTTATATTGTTTAACAAATCCTTTTCTCTTGATACCCATATCTCTTAATCCACTTGCAGTTTTAGTTAAGCATTCATCGGTGGTTCTATTATTGAGCATATATTTCTCTAGGTTCATAGCAAATTTTTCATCTTTGAAATATTCTCTAAAAGATTCACTAGCTTCAACAGTTGCATAATTATATTTAACTTTAGATACTACTATGTTGTTGGCAATCAATTCTTTTAGGCAAATAATAAAATATTTTTGACCTAATTCTTTGATTGCATAAGGAGTTGATACAATAAGTCTTGGAGAGTTAATTAGCATATTGTAAAGTTTATTGTTTTTCATGGCGATTTTTCCTTTATGTTATTTTAAAAAAAAATGAGACAGTATTAATACTATCTCAAATAGTTTTTAAACAGATATTAAATCTGTTCTTCTAAAGACTTCATATTGTCTCTAATTGTTTTAGCTTCAGCAAGTTCATCTTTAGCTTTCTCTAAAGCTTTATCTTCAGCTTTATTCCAAAGTTCAATATCAAACGATTTAGCTTCCGATTTAAGTACATCAATAAGAACATCTAACTTTAGATGTTTCAATACTTCAATACTGGCTTCAATAGCTAACTCTTCATCTGGTTCTAAACAATCAAATATCTCTTTAGCAATGTCATGTTCATCTTTAACGACAAAACTATAATAACCATTAGATTCACGAACTTCTTCTAGCAATTCTGGATCAATATTGTTAAGTACTTCAAGTTGAGCGTCATTGTTATCAAGTTGTAAATCAATATCAAACTTTTCATCTTTGTTTTGTGGACGGTTATATGCTCTTGCAATTAACACAAGAAGTCCATAAGTTTTACCAAATGAGAATGATTTACTGAATGCTCTAGGTCTAGCACTTAACAATCTAAAGTCTCTTGGTAGTTCCAAATTAGCTACATTGTAAACTTCTTTTGCTAAGTCAGTTAGTTTATTGAAAGCGTTTGTTTGCTTAATTGTCATTTTAATTCTTGCCATAATATGTCCTTTGATAATTGGTATAGTACGAATATGCATAAATGAATATGCATAAATAGAAAGTTGATATAGGTAACACGATTGTTACCTAAATAGATTACACCAAAAGTTTATAGTCTTTATGGATTGGACTTAGGTTACTTGTCTGCATGGTTCTATTAATATTTGAAACCATTCCAAGATGATTTGAGTTTGAATTTAATGTATATCTTTTTATTCAACTCGTATTGAGTATGGATTACTAAATTTGGATTGTCATACATAAATAAGTTAACTTCGTTAATGTCATTGAATACTTTATTGATAAACATCTGTTTCTCCTTAATTATATTTAGCTTCACAATATTCAGAAGCTTGTTTTACTCTAAAGTCAATTAGTTCATATCTATCCATATCTGAACTCATTTCAACTTCTAAATCAGTTAACTCATAGTCTTCTATACAATTTGCTATTAATTCTGACTTTGTTAATTGTTGCTGATTATCTTCAATTTGTGGTTCTTTAGGTAATGTATTTGAACTACAAGCATTGATTAGTATAGCAATTATGAATGATAGTGTAAATTGTTTTGACATTATGTATCCTTTAATAAAAATTGGTTTAGGTAAATATATTTATTACCTAGATAAATTACACCATTACTGGCACGGAAATTGGCTTTTTAGAGGTTAAAATTGTTGTAGTGTAGGTTTGTATTGGAATTGATGTAAAAATGGTTATTTGGTATGTGTATGACATCTGTGTGGTTGGTATTTTGAAATGTCTATTGATTTGTGGTTGTTGAATGCTTCTGGTTCCCACAACTGTGGGATTTGGAGAGGTTAACAGAATTTAACAGGTGTTAATTGATTAAAAAATAAGCAGTTTTTTGATTAAAAAATAAGCAGTTTTTTGAACCACAGATGTTCTATTTTTTCATCAAGTTGTTCATATATACTAGATTAATCTATACAGGTAACAATGCTTGTTTTATGGGCTTTAGAGAGGTAGAAAGTTAACGTTTGAAGCAACTTTCTATTTGATAAGTTAATGAATTCGTTAACTTTCTAAGAAATTTTTAAGAACCACAAGGTGTTATATATATATTAATATATTATATATAAGGGATTAAATTTACCTAAAAATGCTTATTGATACCGAGATTGTTGGATTTAAACGTGTTTTTTTACGAACAAGATTCTGTTTCTAAATGGGTAGTTACGAACAAGATATTGTTTCTAGAGTAGTGTTTACGAACAAGATTCTGTTTCTAAATTTACAATGATGTTGACTTTATGAAGACCTTTGTGATAGGATGAAGTTGCAATAATAATAAAATCACAAAGGATAACTGAATGAAGACAGACAACAATGTATCTGAAATGGAGTATAACGTATTTCCACTTAAACAAAAGAAGAATCGAGGAGCAACAAAAGTGTATCTAACATTGAAAGACAAAGTCGAAATAATGAAAGAATGTGGTGATGCATCACTTATACTGTTTGATTTTTATTTGACAAAAACATCATATATGAATGGAACAGAGAAAGGTTATGACTATATGGATGATGCTAAAACTGCTAAATCACTTGGTTGGAGCAAATTTAAAGTCAGAGACAATAGACAGAAACTCATGAAGAATAATTGGATGAAAATTGTCAAAGGACGTTATAACAATGGTAAGAAAATCATTAAGACATTTCTTGGTAAAGAGGTCGTTGAGAAAGAATTAAGCTTTGAAAGCAATACTCCAATCAGAGAAGAAGAAGTAAGTAGCAAAGTCAAAACATTTGCATCAATGTTTCCAAGCATGCAAACTAAATAACAACAGAACCACATCATATAACAAAACTCCTCACCTTTTAAAGGAAGCTGGTGCGAACATGAAGAGGAATTATTTGTTCCATATTCTTGACGAAGCTCTGCGTTAGCAGAGTGCCGTTTAGCGAACGAAGTGAGTAGGCATCAAGAATCTGGAAAAATAACTTCTGATGAAGTGTTTCAGCACCAAAGCTGACGTTTAAGATTTTTGCAGATAGCACAACTAAAAACCTCGTAGAGCCGTCGGAGACATAACATATTTATAGAACCATTAGGTGTTAACTTCATCTGTGTGGTTCTATGAAGTTCATATAAATTTGCATTTTTTTATCAAAAAACCCTTGACAAATGTATCAAAAATGTTATAATTGACTAGTCAATTGACAAGGACGTATGTCCCAATTGTCAACTAGTCAAAATTTAAAATATTGAATATAAGATTCTTTTTATGAGCTACCAACTCAAACTCTTGAACACATAGTTTATCTGTGTAGTTCATAAAAGGAATCAATGAGAGTTTAGAAGTTGGTAGCTCTATAACTCCATTAAATTATATTCCTAAGAAAAATTAATTGTTAGATATAATTGAGTTCTCTAAATACGAGAAAACAGTCATTGTTATAGCTCATACAATATATTATTCAGGTAAAGGAGTTGTACCTGAAGTTGATTTTCAATGGTCAAATCATCTTGGTTGCAGACTCCATTTACACAAAGATATACTAAAGACGAAGACAAACTGTTATCTTGAAGTTGAAAAGCTTAGAGGCTATAAAGGTGATGATGTTATTGAACATTGGATGAGAGATTAGAACAAATACTAAGTTGATACACTCTCTTTCATCAGTGGTTCTAAGATTATGTTTCCCTTATAAACCTATTGACTTATGTGTTATGTGCAATAGAGAAAAAATAATAAGTATAATCCAAAAGGACTATACTTTTATAAAGGTTAATACTCCACTACGAGTATCTAACTTCTCATATACAGTATTACTAGCTACATGTAATAGTTTGCCATTTGCATTTGTAAAACCTGATTTCATCATTAATGCCCAAGCTTCTCTTTTATTTTTTGTATTCGTAGAGATGATGCTAGCTTTACCTGCAATTGTTTGTAATGTTTGTAATTTAATTGTTTTCATAATAAGTCCTTTAAATTTAATTTGCTAAATAGATTACACTAATATTTTGAAAAAAATAAAATACCAACTATCTAATGACAGTTGGTAGGAATGACATAAATCCGTAGAAGAATTGTACAGAATAGTAAGCAAGTACAGTAGTAAAAAACAGTATGTATAATTGTTTTCATAGCTAATCCTTTATAATATTTTTATCTAAATAGATTACACTAATGCTCTGAATTGTCTTATCAGATGGTTCTGTTAACTGTGTGTATTGTAAAAAAGAATTACCAACAAGTCTTATGACTTGTTAGCTTTTAACTCTTTTAGCTCACGTTTAAGCTTTTCAAGTTCAATATCTGTTTCAAGAGCATCAATCTCAAAATCTTTTTGAACAGATTTCTTAAACTCTTCAGTATATACTTTTGCAACTGATGTTAAATCTCTAGTAATGTCGATAACGTCATTGGCTAAGTTTAGAGCATTTCTTGCTGTATCAAATACTTCAATAGTTGTATTTACTACTTCAGTAGTTAGCTTTCTTCTTGGTCGTCTAGTTGTTGTTTGCATAGTATGTCCTTTATATTTTTATTTGCTTATGCTACATAGATTACACTCATGTTGGTAGTCTGTAGAGTTATGGACTTGTCTATGTATTAGCATGATTGCTGTGTGTTATCTGCATGGTTCTGTAGTTGTAGAGGATTAGATGTATGGCTTGTTTAGAACCACAGGTATAGTTAGGTATAGGGGGGGTATTTTTTGGTTTTATAAATCGAGTTTTTTGGATAAGGGGGTCGAAATATTTCTAGTAGGTTGGGCTGAAAAGTGGGTGAACTACCATAATAATATATATGAATACAAGAATATATATGAACCTCCATAATAGTATATACCTACCACAAGAATATATACATCCACAATAATATATATTGAACCACAATAATATATTGAAACACAATAATATATATCGTAAGAATGATTACTGCAAGAAACAAATAGGTCAAGTTGTTTAACACTTTAATATTTAAACACTCAACCTACACTGATGTTATGGTTGAACTAATTTTCTATATCTCTAACATTGTATTCAACATACTCTACTTTTATACCAGAATCAATTAATGATTGTATGTTTGTTTCTGCATGTGTTTTATTAGAACCTTTTGTCTTAGCTTTACAGCGACTATAACAGTGTCCAGTATCAGTTACAGAACCACTGTCATTCAATATTGTCTCATAATGTTCACAGGTACCACAGATTTTAGAACCACCTGATACACCTAAAAAGAAGTTGTATCTAAAGTTTTCAATGCTGTCATCTAATACTTTGTATTTGTCCATAGTTTGTCCTTTGTTGTTAAAAAAATATAATAGATTTGTTTTCTAAAAATATAGGCATAAATTGATACATAACAATAGATGTTTCTTCGTCAACTGGTTCTATTGATGTAATATTGGTATGTGTATCGTTATATGCAATCTTAACCATAACGAGCCTATTAGCAAGAATCATATAAGCTTTATCATCTGACTCTATATATTTTTTAATAATTTTATCGTGATTGTTTTTTATTTGAATTACATCTTTTATTTTGATGGATTGAAACTCGACATAAACACTTTCATCATCATCTATTTCTCTAGCGTATGGAATGTAATGATCAGATATTCTTGCAGTAACTTCTATTGTATGCTTTGAATACAAGTTTCCATCTTTTTGATTTATAGACATATTAGATAACTGATTAATTGATTCAATAGCACGTTTAATGTCAACACCATCAATATCTTCATTGATATACAAAGTTCCATATGGATCCCCAACAATGTTATCTAAAGATGACAACATTCTAAGTTCACCATACGACACATAATCAATATATGTCTTGTCTTTTATAGTGATAGTTGAGTTTCTGGAGTAGTCATCAATATTAAAGTTGCTGTCTGTAATTTTTAATGGGCGTGTACACATATTCTCAACAAATATATCTTTATCTCCATCTTCAATAGCCATTCTTGCTTTTGCATATACATCGTTACGAACAAATGCCTGAGTCTTTTTTGACTTAAATGTATTGTGTAACACATATTCTAATGGCTCAACAGCAACGACATTATCTTTGTCTTCTTTTGAATTAACAGGAATTCCATAGTTATCGAACCATGTGCCATTTAATTTGATGCAAAAATTAAACTTTGGATTACTAAGAAAATCCATTAGACAATTAAAAGATGCTTCTGATAAGTTAAGTTTCTGATTATTTGGTAGCATAACGTTCTCCTAATTTTTGTGTTGTTGTTAAAATGTTAAATAGGTCAACTGGTGATGTTTTGCAGCCAGGTGGAAGCCATTTGTAATATCTTGTTTGTCTCAATGCTTCTGTTATAATTTCTGAACAAAAGAATTTTTTCTTGTTTTCAAACCTACAGGTATTAAAGATTGAGAACATTGCTCCGAACCAATCATATTTAACTCCAGCATATTTTTTGCAAAAATCATATACAACTTCTTCTTCATTATCAATAAATGTTCCAATGTCAACTGTGTAGTATTTGCTTTTATCTATTGAGTATTTCTTTAAAAATCTTCCTCTCATTGTTTTTGGTGACATAGAGAACATATCTCCATTATTAAACATTAGTTCACAGTGAGAATATCTACCTCTAGAAAAGAAAGCTATGATTTTTGAGAGAGTTATTAATCTATCGTTTTTGTATGCATCATAGAATAGTATCTCCATTTTTTCTCCTATTTGATACTTTTTATGTATAATTATACAATAAGTAACTTTTGAACCACAAGGAGATAGTAATGAAACAAGATAATGTAGGTGAAAAAAAAGATAACTTTGAAGTGACTAGATTTTCAAGATTAAGCAATGATGCTATAGAGACGCTTAAGCAGAACTTACCAAATAAATACTCAGTAGCTTTAACTGATGAGATATACTCTTTAATTGACAAGATGAAAGAAGAAAATTCTATGAATGACTCAGATGCAGTATCATCTATATTAGAGAATTTTACATTTGTAAAAGATATAAAGGGATTAACTTTTGATAGATACTGTGTAGCATTAAGGTTTGTGTCATTGGTTCTTAATGGTGTTACTCAGATTGATGCCTGGAAGATAATATTTCCTGAAAAAACAAAGCGTGGATACAGTCAAGAACAGATGTTGAAATGGTCAACTGCTTATGCTAATACGAAGTTGGTTTCAACGTTGAAAGCTAGAATGATGGTATCATTTTCTATACAATATTCACATTTTAGACATGCAGCGATACAAAAAGAGTACGATTTGATGATGGGAATACCATCTGTTTGTAAGATACCAAAATATAAAAGAACCAAAGATGGAAAGATTAAGCTAGATAAAGATGGTCAAAAGCAAATATTAAGAACGAAACATGGAAATATTATGTATGAAGAGGTGTATCAGGTTGTTACTCCTATGGTTCAACATCAAGCTGCTCAAACTATATTGGAGATTACTAAACCTAAAGAAGAGTCTGAAATTGATATAAATGTTGCAATATCTGTTGATGAAACAAATGAAAAGATGAAAATAAAAAGAACCATGATGGAAATAGCACAGGCACAAAGAGAGAGACTTGAAAGAGGCGAAAGCATAGATGATGTCCAGAGGATAGGTGATATTATAGAAACATCTCTTGTTGATGACAAGGAGGATGAAGATGAGTAAAATTGAGAAAATTGGTGATAAGAAATATTTAGCTACTGCAAATAATGGCAGTACATTTAATTTTGTAGATAAAATACCAAGAACTAAAGATGAAATTAGTTGGGCAGTAAAAAATAACTATGTAATACCAGCTTTTGAAGCTATGGATATGGAAATAGACTTACTGTTAGACCATGTAGATTTAAAATTAGATTGGTACATCCCATCTGTTGAAGCATTCGATTTTATGAACTTCATGAGATTGTGTCTTGGAAGTGAACCAGAAAATTTGAATAGTAAAGCACATTACTTCTTTGTAGATGCAATGTTTGGCTCAGAAGAGATTAAGTCATATTTTCAAGTGAGAGGTATAGATTTTGATGAGTTGAGTAGAGATGTTATTATCTTATCTAGCCGAGAATTTTCAAAAGCTCTTCATTACAGTACTCTTATAGCTACTCCAAGTGGTCCAAAAGAGATTAGATATATAAAAGATGGAGATATGGTAATAAGCAGGACTGGTAAGCCAACAAGAGTAATCAAGAAATCAAATATGATTATGGATAACACTTTTGAGATGGTTCTTGAAGATGGAAGAAGATTTAAGTCATCTAATGACCATAGACATATATTGTGGAGAAGAAAAAGTAAGTATATTGGATATTATAAAGATGGAAAGAAATGCTCTAAAAAAGATGGTGGAAAAGCATATTTTATAAATGGAATGGAAGAAGTTGTTATGACTTCACAGGAGTTGGCAAGTGAAAACATTGTTACAAATAGAACAATAACAGATAATCAAAGAAGAGGCTATGAAAACAAATATTATATACCAAGAATGGATAGTGGAATACAGTACGATCCAGTTAATTTTCCAATTGATCCATATACTGTTGGTGTAATTCTTGGAGATGGTTCTGTCTCAGAGGGAGTTAAGTTAAGTCAAACGAGTATGGCTAAAAAATATAGAAAATCATTGACTAACAATAATCGAAATAGAAGAATGTACAAAGATGATCAAAAGTATGGGGAATCAAGAGGTAGAACTAGAATTACATGCCACAAAGACGATGTAGATAACTTGATAAATAATATTCCTTATGAACTTGCAGTAAAAGGATATAAGTCAAGAAAGAATATAGTAGATTTAATTATGCCAAAAGATATGAATTCTGTTATAGCAGAATATATTGGTTGTGACAATAGTTACACAAAGAAAGTACCAAAAATTTTATTGAATGGATCAGTAAGTCAAAGATTATCACTTCTTCAAGGTCTAATGGATACAGATGGAACAATCAATAAAAAAGGTAGCACATCTTACACCACTGTGTCAAAACAGTTAGCAGATGATATTGTCTATTTGGTGCGTTCATTAGGTGGTTCTGCTAGAATTTCAGAACGTAAAACTAATAGTAAGTTTGGAAAAGCATATCAAGTTTTAATCTCTATAAATACATATTCTATTTTTAGATTAAAGAGAAAAAAGGATAGAGAAACATATATTCCAGCAAGAGACTATTTTCCAATAAAATCATTTGAACTTGTTCATAGTGAACCATCATATTGTTTAACCGTTGAGTGTCCAACATCATCGTTTGTTATGGCTGATGGATTGATAACTCACAATAGCACTATTACGATATTTTTTATACTTTATATGGCTGCAAGAGGTATTAAGCCAAACTTTGGAAGAGTAAATTATGGAATGTATGTATCAGATAGAATGAAAGGTAACGTAAAGGTTACAATGCAGACAATAGAGACAATCTACATGGGAAGTGAATACTTACAGTCAATATTTGAAGAAGTGCATTTCACTGATGAAGAGTGTTGGTTTATTAGAAAACCACAGACTCAAAAAGAGATTAGAATTTATAATAAAGCCATGGCACAAGGTAAGAAGATTAAAGAGGTGCCTAAACGTTCAGAGAGAATGTTTAAAATTACTGGACTTGGTTGCTCTGGTGGTCGTGGTTCTCGAAGTGGTTTAGATAGACCTCAATTTGCAATTTTTGATGATATGATTGCCAATGAAAAAGATGCTTACTCTAAAGCTATACTTGACTCTATTGACTCTACAATTGAAGCTGATGTTGGTTCATCTTTAAGTGGTAATGGTAATTTTAGAATATATATTGGTACAGGTTATCATGTTGATGACCCAGTTTGTAAGAGAGTTAGAGAGCTAGCTGGTATCCCAGTAGTATTTCCAAAAGCTGAGGTTGCTCCACATGGAGATATTTATGATAGTAACGGTGAACTTGTAAAGCCTGCTCTCAAAGAAGAAGATTTTGTATCTGTATGGAAAGATAGACACTCATTTAAGAACCAAAGAGCAGACTATGCAAAGGCAGAATTAGCATACAAACGTGGAAATCCAAAGCCACTAAAAACGATAAATCAAGAGTTCTATATTAGATTGACATCTGAGCATGAAAGACTAATACCAGATAGTTGTATAAAGACAAAAGACTTGTCATATATAAAAGAAAATGCTATGTTCTTTAATTGGCTATTAACAACAGACTATACTACCACAGGAAATAAGAACTCAGACTTTTCAGTTGCAATATTGTGGGCTATGGATAGCGAAGAAAATATGTATATGATTGACATTAAAGCAGAGAAGATGGATTTGACTGAACAGTATCAAAACACATTAAATATGATAAATGACGCTATTAGTTGGGGTGCTTCTTACGTTGAGATTGGTGTTGAGATTGATGGTCAACAATCTTTGCATCTTATAGCGTTGGAGAGATTTTTTGAGAAGAATAAAGCTTCGGAGAAGTTAATATTTGCAAAGCAAATTGAGAAGAGTGGTAAAAAGGTTACATGGGAAGGAATCAAATCTAAAGGAAGTGGTGATAAATTTTGGAGACTTAAGATTACAGCAGATGAGTTTTATCGTGGAAAAATAATTATAAGTAAAGAGTTGGCTGAGAGTGGTTCTACAGATTTTGAGGTATTAATGCATCAGATAAAAAATGTATCGCAAACAGAAATAAAAACTAAAAATGACGACTGCCTTGATGGTATAAGCCAAATATCTTTAATAGATAGAGATTTTCCAACAATGTCATTTGAAGAGGCAAGACGTATGCAAGAGGAGATAGGTTATAATGATGATTATGAGTATTCTGACTTTGGATACGGAACTATAGAATATTAATATAAGGATATAATATATGACTTGGAGAAGAGTAAAAAGCTTAACAAATTCACTTCTTTCTGGTGATACTCCATTTCCGATGGATGATGAAGAAAGTGCGATAGCATTGCTAGAATATGCATTAGAACAAGTAGCAATTGAAAGCTATGTTTCTATATTGATTAGTGATACTCCAGTGACAAATAACACAATAAGAGTAAATGATGATGGGAAATACGTTAGAAGACCAAATTTACCATCAGATGATAATGACATAATAGATATTGACAAAGGACTTGTATTTGCAGTTTGTAGATTGATGGCTTCATATCTAAGTAGAGAAAATAAACAAATTCACTATTTAATTGCAAAGTCATCTATGGAAAAATATGAAGAGATGATATGTGGAATACGTGAAGCACAAAAGGACGGTATTTTATGAGTAGTATCTACTTTAAAGAGTTATTTTCTCCAGATGAGACTGGAAATGTAAATAATGGACCAAAAACTTGTGATAGAATTTTTGCAATAAATAATGCATCAGATTGTGAGTCAAAAAAGAATCTGTTTATATCGCAAGAATTGAATCTTTCAACGATGAAATTTAAAGCAACTCTTGACACTTCAAATGTTCCAAGTGTAGATGCAGTGATAATGTTACATTACATTGACGGAAATGGAAATGAAGTTGATGAACAACTAACAAATGGAAAAGAGATTGTATCCAATGTTGTAGTTGAGAATGGAATCATTAAGTCAAATATTGGATTTGTAATATATAGTTCACAAAATACAAATCAGTGTAAATACATACTAAACATTGAAGAGAATGTTTCTGATGTGTTTACAGTTGGTAAAGACTCTCTTGGCAATATAATTATAAATAAAACATTGACAGATAATAACATATCTATAGTTGATGGAACATACTCTTGGAAGTTTAATGGAATAAATATTTCTTCAACTACAAGTAATTCTGGGATAACAGATTCATACATTAGAGCAAATGGAAATTCAAGCGAGAACCATCTTGTTGCCACTACACCTGTTGGTTCAATAGTTGAGTATAGCTATTCGTATAATACTGAGATTTTGGGCATGAGAATAGATACAAATCATGTAATAAATGGAACAACTGTATATTATAATGCAGTTCCTTACGCAAATGATGTAAATGGTTTTACGTATAAATTGTTTAAGAATAATCAAAAAGTTATAAGTGATGCTTTTACTCAAAACAGTAATGATAAATTTCAATTGGTTTCATTTAAAACATCTGATACCAACAATGATGATACAATAGCAGTTTTTGACAGAACAGATTACTCAAAATATTACTCTTTTATTGAAGCAACTATAGATGAATTTAACATAAACACAATTCTTTCAAATGGATTTGATTCAGTAGATTCTTCATCAAATAGCATTACAAGTACACTTGATAGTTCAAAGGCTTTTACTGTGTCAAAGAAGACAACTTTAGAACCACAAGACACATATAGTCTCCAATATACAGTTCCTAGAGATAGAAGATTCTTATCACTAGAGTATAATGGTGACTATTCTTCAAATTCAAAAGAGGATTTATTTTACACTGGAAGTGGAGTACTTCAATATAGCGATCATGATGGAATAAAACATGACGTAACTCTTGTTAGAGCAATAGATAAAATTGTTGAACTTATTGACCAAGAGCAGACTTTCTCTGCTGCTACAATAGCAGACTTATCTGCAAATCAAGTACTGCCAAATGGTATTACAGCAAACTTATCAGAGTCTAATGGTTGGATTAAAAGTACTGGATTAACTATTCTAAACAGAACATTTATAAGCACAGAAAATTTAGTTCAAGTTGAATTTGACTATTATGGAGAACTAATAAACTCACTTGATGCTGGAGTTAAATTTGAGTTCTTTGATGCAAATAATATTCTTATAACATCATCTGAGATTAAAAAGAGATCTGACAATACATCATGGAGCATAAAAAACAATTCTATAGTTAGTGTTGTCAATGGAGCACTATTCCATGACAGATTTACAATAAATTTAAATAACTATGCTGATATAAAAAAGATGGTATTTACATTGCAAGGTGCTGAGAATAATTTTGCAATCAAAGATATAATATTATCGATAAGAACAAGTTAAAGGAAAATAATATGATAGATGGATACAGTTATTCAAATGGTAGGCTATCTTTGACTGATGGTTCTACGAATGTTGGATATATTGATTTTTTTAAGCAGATAAACTACAGTGACATACCTGAGCAAAAGAAACATGTAGTAAAAGACTATACAGGCTCAAACAGTGCAGTAAATCTGTATGTAGATGGTTCTGTTGCACTGCTTGCAAATAATGAAGTAAGATGTAGGATAAATGGAAAGATTATTGACTCCATAAACCAAGATGTTCAGTATCCACTGATTGTACCACAATATGACAGCTCAGATGCAACACAATATGTGGACAATAATTTAGTAGCAAACAATGGTAAGTTGTATTATTTAAAAAATAAGTTGCTTCCAACTCCACCAAGTAGCGTATATAAGTTTATACCAATAAGCTCAGCAACTGTTAGTAGTTATGTTTTTTTACCTGGTGGTTCAAAAAATATTAAATTTTATAATACAGATGTTTATTCATATCTATCAGATGGAATTTATTATCTATATGATAAAAAAGATAATCATACCTTAGTTGTATCATCAAACTCAGATGAGTATTTGAAACCATTTTTTAGTGTATTTAGAGGAAATTCATGGGCTTATCTAAAAGACAATCATACTGTGACTGTAAAAAATGATGGTGATATTATGTTTCCATTAACCATATCATCAATATTCACTGATTATAAAAACTTATTTATTGCAGATACGTCAAAAAATGTATATAAAGTTGACTCAACAACATTTGAGTATGAAAAAATCTTTACAACAAATATTATATCAAGTGGAGAGATGTACTATTTAAATGATATTTTAACAGTTGAGAGCTCAGATAAAACGTTTATCAGAGTTTACTGTGTTGGTGATGGTTCTTATTTTGATGTATCAAAAAGTACATCAGACTCGTATATTCCAATTGATGATTCAACATACTATATTGTTGAGAAAAGTGGTGCAAGCAATCAAAGAAAGCAGACTGTTGTACAACGATATTTTTCTGAAATAAGTGTTGATAAGCTTTTTAAAATTAATGGAAGAAAAGAGATTTTTAGAGAAGTAAAAGGATTCACAAGAAGTCCATCAATAGTTTTCTCTTCAAATAATCTTATATCAAAATCATCAACAATAATTGGAAACAATATTTACATACTGAAAGATTTGTCTATAGATAAGATGAATATAAGCTCTGGATTTCAATCCATTGATAATAATAGTGTAACTACAAATACTGGATATACGTTGCTAAATAATGCTACAAGTATATATGGATATAAAGATAGACTGTATCAAATGTCAAATGAGTCAAAAATTATAACATTTATTGATGTAACAAATGGAACCACAGGTCAATATGATTTTAGTGGAATACTTAATGGCACTGGAATAAAAAGTATGTTTGTATCTGGAAACAACTATGATGAGTACAGCATACTAACTAACAATGGTACTGTATATACAATTGATATTTTAGGGCTAACAGTGCTATCGACATTTAATGTACAAGGTTACCATTATGATACTCAAATAGTTGAATTTTTTGACAATAAAATTTTAGCAACAAATTTGTATTCACCAACTAGGTCAATATATGAAGTTGACAGAACCACTGGAGAAAAGTCAATTAATGCATACATAGTTCTTCCTTACACTGTTGGTTCAAATGAAAGTACTTTTATATATAACAATATGCTAGTTGCATATAACAGTCAATTGGGTGAATACTATATGTATCCAAGAGAAGATAAAGTTAAGAGGGTAAAATAATGAGCTATCAATTCAACTACAATTATAAGCAAGAAGATTTAACTGCTATAAACTCAATGATTACTGGATTTGCTTTTAATGAACAATCAAAAATACTTATAATATCAAGATATGATGGTACACATGAATATGTAAATATAAGTGATGTGATTTCAGATTTTAGTGAGGCAGATTCAACTAATATTAAATTTGTAAAAAATAAACCATCTGTAAAATTATTCAATACTATATTAGATTATACTTCTAGCAGCAATGTTACAAACGGTGATATTGTACTAATTGGAATAGGAAATCAAAGTAAATATTATGTGAACAACAATGGGACATTGAAGCAGATTTCTGTATCAAACAGTGATTTAAATGGACGAATTATACTTGGAGAATATGGTGATAGCAAGAACTTTTTTGAAGATGAAATTGTGTTTACTGATGATAAAAAAATTGTACATTCATTGGGATACTTTAAAAGCGATAACTATACAAAAATAAGTGATAATATTGACTACTATAAACGTGGAAATTTGATCTACCAAGTAGAAGAGATATTGTCATATGGGCTAGAAGCTTCTTTTAAAACAATTCAATCAGGACTATCATCTGGATTGACTATAAATGATAGATTCTCATTGTTAGCTATATCAGACTTTAACCTATCAACATTTGATGTATATGATTTTTATAACTACTCTGTTGATTTAATAGATCCCAATGGAAACAATATAGGGATAGATGTATCTAGACTCAATATCCCAGATGGTTCAAATAACTACATATCTATAAATCCAAAAAAACTTTCAAATCCAACATTATTTTCTTGTGACTTTACATTTGCATATTATCTATTTGCAAATAATTCATTATTTGGAATTGAAGCAGTTGATAAATCAACAAACAATATTGTTTATAAAGATATTGTATCAATAGTGTCAACTAATGGCAATGCTGTTAGAACAAGAGTTGACTTATCTGGAACAACTACATCAAACCCTAGTAATGGTACAATTACGTTATCAATAGGAGATTTATCGTCTAATTCTAATGAGATTGAATATAGACTATATATCAAGTGTGATAAATTGTCAAATATAAATATACAATACTAGATAAATGGAGTAAGTAAATGGCTAAAGTTAAAATTTTTTGTGACAGAAATATTAGGTATAAAAAACAGGGGCTTCAAAGTTGGAACACAGTACTTGGTGGTATAACAACTGTATTAAATCTTGATTATAATACAACATATGAACTAGCTGCTGTTACTGCAACAAGATTGCTTATAGTAGGTGAAGTTGAAAATATAATCATATCAAAGTCAGATTTATCTGACATAAACAACTCGTTTAAAAATAACTTTTTTCTAAAATCAATAATTATAAACTCTTCAAGTATAATACAAGATGCATCTTATGCTTTTAGAAGCGACTTGAATCTTGAAAATATATCTATAACTGGACTAGGAACAAATGCAAATTTGACCGAGATAGCTTTTGGTGTAATTAATGCAAATAGTGCCACAGACATAGTTCCTATTGGAAGCACTGGAGTAAAAGATAATGCTCTTGTACTATCAAATGTAATTAACCATGTAAGTAATCTTTATAAAATGCAAGATGTATCTGGCTCAAAAAATGCTATTGTACCTAATAGTGAGATTGACTTGACTAAATTGGATAGCTCTAGTGATAAAACAAAGTTTCTAATCGGCTCCAATGTATTTGATAATATTGAGATAATGGAAACTACAGATGGAAATATTCTTAGAAAGAAATACAAAAGCATTTTTGATAAGAGCAAGGATAATAACTATAATATTGAATTAGATTTAAAAAGTCATGAATCCGATAGTTATATTGTGAATAATAACACAGATAATAGTAATTTGTTTGACAGCAATCTCAGTGGTTCGTATAATATTGAATTGGATCTAAAACAATATAAAACTGATAGTTACATTATAAATAATAACACAGATAATAGTAATTTATTTGACAACACTACAAATGCTACATATAATATAGAAATTGATATAATACCTTATTACATACTACAATAAAATAAATATAAAAGGAAAAGCAAGCATGATAAAAGTTTATTCAGATATAAAAATACAGTTGCCAGTTAATGGAGAGTACTCAGTAGATTCTGGTGTTACATGGACACCTTTGACTGCTAATACACAGGTAATTATTGCTGGTTCATCATTGGCACAAGATGCAGTTGTTAAAGTTAGAAGTACAAATGCTGTAACAACTCTAGATAAGGTTGGATTTGGATTGCCAACAACTAAATACGATACATTTAATATTAAACAGGCACAAAATGTTACAAATTTAGATAACTTTTTTAATGGTGCAATTATTAAAAAAGCAAGAATAGGATCATTGCCTACATTAACATCAATGATTGGCACATTTAAAAATTCAACTTGCAATGACGTGCTAATAGAATCCAATTCATCTCTAAATAATGTCTCAAACATGTTTGAGACATCAAACATTGAAAGACTTCTTATTAAAAAGCAACAAAATCTAAAAATATCAGCATCATTGTTTTACGCAGCAAATATAAAAGAAGTATCATCAATCAGTTTTCCAAAATGTATATCAGGAAATAGTTTTATGAATGGAGCTACGATTAATGTATTAGGAAGAATAGATTTAGGATCAGAAGTACAACCGAATGCAACAGATATAAATGGGAATCTTGATTATAGTTATGCATTTAAAAACTTAGATCTATATTCTGGTGCAAGTATTGACATAAAAACTTCTTCATACAATGGATATGTAGGAAGTTTTTATGCTACCCTTGATAATGTTAAGTGCCCATACTTACTTGGTTCAAATTTTAAAGTTGATGCAAAAAGTCAAACCTTAAACTTTGTTTCAAATATTGGCTATTTTATAACAAGAGGTTCAAATTTGAATCCTGCATTTCAAGATTTAAATTTGGTTGTTGAGTCACAGCAAACTTATGCAGTTGAGAACACTTACTCAATATTTTTTCCTGTTCAAAACAGAAAAAGATTTTCATTATTTAATTCAATAAAAGTAATTGGATTTAAAGGAAAATATGATTTATTAAATATTAATTCAGTATTTTATGTTGGAAACCAATCTTTTAATGCAGTAGATACAAGATGGATTGCAAAATATGGAAGCTCATCAATTGTTGAGAATTCGTCAGGATTATTCAATGCTTATACTACTGCATCAGATTATGATATTCAAAAATCAATTCCAGAGTTCTATGCAGTAAGAGAATCATCAAACGGTGCTTTAAGCTTAGTAGGTTCAAATGTTTATTTTGGATACGATGGTTTTAAGACTGTTAAGTTTGAAAATTTAGGTGGAACAATAATTAAAAATGTTACTGATTATGCAGAAAGAATTGAGAATGTAGCAACAAAACTATATTCTGTTGCAACAAATATGCCTACCGAAATTGTTTACTTCAGTAGAAATGGATATAAAGCTTGTCTTGATGGAACAAATATAAAACTTTATGATGAGACAGAAACTCTTGTAACGACTATTACTGGAATAACAAATTTCAAGGGTGCATATATCCATGAAGATGGATATGCAGTAGGCATTGCAACTGGTGGAGATAAAACTGCTGGTACAACTACTGTTACTACCATTAAAGAGTACAAGTGGACAGATGGTTCTGAGATACATCATGGATACGTTGAGAATGCAATTGACGAAGTTGTTGTTGGTATTTATCGCTCAAATAGAAATTCTAAACTAAATGTTGTTCAGTCATTATATACTGGTGGAACATTGACATCAAGTACAGTTAAAAACTTTAATGGTTTCAATGATCCAGTAAATACTACAACAATGTTGTCACCAAATATGACTGATGGATACTATTCTGAAACAACACAATATCCAGTTGATTATGTAACTAATATATTTACTGAAGATGCAGAGTTCTTATGTGTAAACAGAACAACTGGTGCCTACATAAGATATTTCACTAGATAATTAAACATGAGAGAGAATAGTTATGCAAAGTAGAGATATTGAAAGAACATTAATGAAATTGGGAAATGACATGTCAGTTATGGCTTCCCAGCAAGAGCATACAAGTGAAAACATAGAGAAGCTTTCAAATGAGGTATCTAAGCTTGTTGAGTATATGCATAAAGATACTCAATCAAAAAAAGATTTCTCTGAGGTCTATAGAGATGTTACTAAAAACAAAGAGATGATAATTAAAGTTGATAACCATTGTGAAATGAATACATATAGAACAGACAAATTGGAAAAGATTGTTTATGGAACTGTTAGTATATTGTTAACTTCAATCATTGGTTCAATAGCTTATGCATTTGTCGGTGTAAAGCAATGATTAGGAATACAAATAAAGAACAGAAACTACTCCTTGAAGAGATAAAGAAGCAAGGAGTAACTAACAAATGGCAAATTGCATACATAATGGCTACTGCACACCATGAAACAAATGGGACTTTTAAGCCAGTTATAGAAGCATACTGGGTAAAAGATAGGCTTATTCGCAAACACGGCAAAAAACGTGGATTACAACGTTTCTATAGATGGTTGTCTGCAACAAGTCCAATGAATAGATATTATCCTTATGTTGGACGTGGATTGGTTCAAATAACATGGGAAAGAAACTATAGGTTTTTTAGTAATGTTCTAACGGATATGTACAGGTCAAACTATATAGATTTAGTAGAAAATCCTGGAATGGCTATGATACCTGAGTTTAGTAGAAAAATAATTGTATATGGAATGATAAACGGAAGTTTTACAGGAAAAAAGCTAAGTGATTATACTAATGACAATAAAGTTGATCTTGAAAATGCTAGGAGGATAATAAATGGAAGAGATAAAGCAAAAAAAATCGCAATTATTGCAAGAAGATACTATAAGTCTATATAAAACATTCTTCTATAATGGTTGGAGACCAACATTGTATTGGATAATTGTTGCTGCAACAGCCTATTTATTTATTGTGTATCCTATTTTAAATATCTTAAAATCTTATTTTGAATTAAAAATTGATATAATTAAGTTAGATAATGCAGAAATAATATCATTGGTAACACTTATCTTAGGAACCACAGGATTAAGAGGATACGAGAAGTTTAAGCATAAAGAATTGGAGAATAGGAATGAATTTTAAAATAGCATTTTCTTTAATGAAATATATTCCACTAATATCACTTATTTTGTATTCGTCATATCTATATATTGATAGAGAATCTGAAATAAAAAAAAGAGTTATTATTGAGAGTGAAAATGTAGATCTTAGAGAATCAATAATAAAGTTAAAATCTATAAGTACTGAGTGCAAGAATCAATTTGCACTTAAAGAGGAATACTTTAGCTCTATGATTAGAGACTTAGTTGATAGAGACGCTAATGATATAACAGATATGAACTCAACAACAATAAATGGTGTAACATACCATAGATTTGTACTGGAGTAGAAAATGAAGTATATTATGTTTATAATTATATCTGTTTTGTTGTCTGCTTGTGGTTCAAAGAATAGCAATATACAGTTGATTAATTGTGATGATTTTAAAATTAAAGATAAGTTGATTGTTCCGAGGTTTAAATATAAAACAATTGATATACAATGGGGCGTTGATTCAGCTGGAACGATAGTTGGATTGGACAATGATAAGCTTGTTGACCTAGTAAAACAAAACTACAAGATAAGAAAAGATATTAAAATCATATATAAATATATAGACAATTTCAATAAAAGGAGCTATGATGGCAATAGTACCAACAAGTGAGTACAGGGCATCTGAAGCATTTGAGTCTAAGATATACAAGTATCTAAGTGGCTCTGATGTTGAACTAGAAATACCATTCGATGGTCAATTAAGTGACCTTGAAGTTAAACTTGATTTCATAAATGAAGCTGATGGATGTGTTAGACTAAAAGGATACACATTGGACTTGTCTTCCTTTATGATACCACATGAATTAATTAATAAATTGTACTCTAGAACATCATGCATAATTTCAATAAATAACACAAGTACAAATGTAAAAAAGATAATAAAGGTTCTGCTTCATGAAGAAAATTAGCCATAAGACAAAAGAGTTACTTAGAAATAAAGATGCAATTTTTAGAATAATAAAAAGTGATTATTCTAACTCAATAAATTACTATAGAGAAAAAAATTCATTAATTAGAAAATGGAGAAGAGTATATGATGATATAGAGGGAGATAATTCAAAATCAGATGTGTCAACATACAGAAGCAGAATGTTTAAGAAAAAAGTTCGTGAAATGGTGCCAAATATTTCTGAGCCTATTTTGACGAGCCAAAGATTATATGACGTAGATATTGTTGCACAAGATGGATATAGTGCAGATGAGACTGAGATAAGTGATATGCTTAATTATCAATTTAAGAGTATCCCTGAGCTGAATAGAATAATTAATTCACTTGCAAAATCATTTGTTATTGATGGGACAGCCATACTTAAAACTACATGGGATAGAGAGGAAAAGACAATAGTAACTGGAACTAAAAAGATAAATATATATCCAGAAAGCAAAGATGATGTTGATGATTTTCTTAATAAAATTGACAAAGACAAGAAGAGTAAATTGCTTAAACTTGGATATGATGTTCTTAAGAAAAAACTACCTATTGGAGAAAAGGAAGTTAACATTGAAGTAAAAAAGGTTGTAAAGAATAGACCAATGATCAGAGAGGTCGATTCTATCAGGATAATGACAGATCCTAATGCAAAAGGTATCTTTAGTAATTCAAGATTTATAATTGAATTTGTTGAGACAAATTATGCATCATTGCGTTCAAGTGGAAACTACTTTAGTCTAGACAAGGTAAAAAAAGAAATTGATGACAATGATTCACCAATATTTGATCCTGTTTTATTTTCTGAGCTTTATCTCGGTGGTTCATCAACATATTTAAGTGAAGATGAGTATGCAATAATGTTTGACTTTGATGATAAGGCTAGAAAGAGATTAAATATTGTTGAGTATTGGGGTGAAGTACCAATTGATGGTTCAACTGGTGAATTGGTACCTATAGTAGCTTCATGGATAGGGGATACCCTTATAAGATTGGAAGAGAATCCTATGCCACACAAGACAATGCCGTACTCAATACAATCCTATGAGCCAGTAAAAAATAGAATATTTGGTGAATCAGATGCAGAAATTGTTGCAGAAGACCAAATTGGTTCAACTTTGGCTATGAGAAATATGCAAGATATTACTCAAAGAAATCATAGAAATCTAACACAGGAATTTATTGAGAATGGCTTCTTGCCTGATATAACTCAAAAAAACAACTACAAGAATGGAAAGACTGTTTTTTACAGAAAAGGTTCAGATCCACGTCAAGCAATATACAGAAGAACGATTGATGAAATTCCACAAGTTGTATTCCAATTAAAAGACTTGTACGATAATGAGATTGAAAAATCAATTGGAACTGTATCTGCAATTGACACTGAAAAAGCTGATATTAGAGATGGTGTTGACAATCGTATGCACAGTATAATTGAAAGATTTTCTGACATCTTTGTTGATTGTGGTTCAAAGATTTTGCACATGAATACAAAGTTCTCACTAGATAGTGACTTCTATAAAGTTAATAGGAAGATTAGAAAAGTAAACACATCAATATTAAAGAGCATAGATAGCTTTGCAGTGGAAGTAACTACTTCAGCAAAAAATGCAAAACAGATAAGAGATTTAATTGGGTTAATGAATACTAGAAGTGCAAATATGTCTGAAGAGGTTGCTGCTATTCACTATAGCAAGATTGCATTGTTGTCTGGAATGAAAGATCTGTCAAATGAAGTTCTCGACATGACAATAAATAGAGAACCATCAGAGTTTGAGAAACAACAACAGCAATTAGAGATGATGAAAATTCAATTAGACTTAGAGAAAACAAAACTTGAAATTAAACGAATCGACACTGAAGCAATGCTTAATATTGCTAAAGCTGAAGAGGCTAAGATTAAGTCAATTGAAAAACAAGAAGCTATTGATACTGGAATAATTGAATCACAAGCTTCTCTAAATAGAGCTAGAGCTTATGAATATCTAAGCTCAGCAGAAAAACTTGAAGCTCAAACTGGACTATTTAATCAACAGTTTGATTTAGAGCAATCTGGAGAAAAAAGAAGAAGGGAAGAGTTAGATAAAGAGTTTGCACATGAAGCTAATCTTGAAAGAGAGAATATTAGAACTGAAAGAGAGTTGACTATGCTAGAAAGGAAAAAGGACGCAAATCATGATGGTGTAGTAACAAAACAAGAGTCTGATGACTTCTTGTTAAACTACATAAAAGATGGTACACTAAACAATGATAGTTATGATGCAGTTGGAGATGTATATAGAAATATACTTGAAAAAGGATTCTATGATGAACCAATAGCACAAAACGATGATAAAAATACACAGGAGTAAAATATGCCAGTAAGTTACGCAGATATTGAAAAAAAGAGATTGGGTGAATTAGCAATGGCTAATCAAAAGGCACAGGAATTGATTGCAAATGAAGCTGAACAGGCTAGAATTCAAAACAACATTGCAGAACAACAAGTATCGGATGAAGACTCTAAAACACAGGAAGCTATGGATGCAATAGACAAAATGCACCAAGTTGAAGCAAATGGTGGAAATCCACTTGAAGTTGTACAATCATTACCAGAGGATTTGCAAATAAGAGTTGCTTCGATAATGAAAAGTGAAATTGAAAAATCTAAAGGAAATAATCCTGATGTAAATTCTGATTCTATTGGTATTGAGCCAAGCAATGAACCAGTTGGTGAGCAGAACAGCGATACAATACCATCAATAGCACAAGTAAATAAAGCTTAGCTGTTGTATAATTTTACTAACAATTAACAAACAGGAGACTAAACAAATGGCACAATTAAAAGAAATTCTTGACGATACAAAATATGAATTAATCTATCTTATTGGAGATGGTTCTGATGAAAATGAAAGTTATTCTGAATCTGAACTTGATGAGTTCAAGGAGAAGCACTACAACAGTATTGCAGAAGCTGGATATGGATTAAAAGAGCTAAAAGAGTCAATTAAAGAGGATAAAGAGCTTCTTAAGAGATTTTATACTCAAAAGTCAGCATACGAATCACTATTAAAGCTAACAAAAAACAAAGACTTTATTAATGTTATTGCATACTACTTTAATGATGAAGTAAAAAGAATATCTGAAATTTTAACATCACCACAGTCGTTTGATGCTAATTCAAAAGATGAACTCATTTCAAAGATTAACTCTGTAAGACATTTCAAGCTATTTCTGAAAGCTCTAGCATCGAGTGGAATTGAGGCTAAACAAGAGATTGAGATGAAAGAGATTAACATTGAAATTGTTAACAAAATCATTGAAAATAAAAAATACGACAATGGAGGTAAGAAATAATGGCTACCGAAGAAGTTGTAGAAAACGTTGTTGAGACAGAAGAAGAGTTTGAGGCTAGAATTGCCTCTATTGAGAGTGGTTCAAATCCAATCGAACAAATTGAAAAGAACCACGGTGCAGACAAGATGGATATTCCAGAAGATGATAAGCAAAATGAAAGCGACAATACTAAAGACGATAGTGATGATGTCAAAGAAGAGCTAGATGATAAAAAGGCAGAAGATGTCAACAGTGGAACTGATGACGTTGTAGATGATGATGATGGTTCTGATAATGACTATCAAGAAGATATTAAGGAAGATGATGATAGTATTGAAGAAGATGAACATGGTGAGGATATAAATAAATCCAATAATGTTGACAACGAAGTATTAGGTAAGTTTGGAATAAAAGATGAAAATGAGTTAAAAGATATTTTATCTGAACTGAAGAGAGCAAATGTCATTTTAGAAGACAATAAAAAATATATTGAAAACGGAAAACTGCTTGACAAAGCTGAAATATCAGATGAAGATCTTGGAATGCTGATTGCAATCAAAAATGGAGATAAAGCAACGGTACTAGATCTAGTGAAGAAAATGAATATTGATATTAATGATGTTCCAGATGAAAAAGTTGAGCCTAAAAAAATTGACATAGAAGAGTTTAAACAAAGTGATTTTGATAGAAAACTTGATGACTTTATTGCGACTGCAAAAGTTATGAGTGTTGACACAAACTCATTGAACAGCATTGTTCAGAACTTTGACGAAGACTCAGTTATGAGATTGCTTGATGAACCAGATAGCCAAAAAGCATTGCTAGAAAATTATAGAGATGGTACATATCAAAAGGTTCATGAAAAAATTAAAGAGATTGAAGACCAGGATTACCTTGGAAGATTCTCAAAAAAAACAGCATACGAAAAATATGCAATTGGATTAAAAGCTCTCAGAGATGAAGAAGCTAGACAGGAGCAACAAAAAGTAGAAGATGTTCCAAAACAAAAGCCGACTAAAAAAGTTACCAAGCAAAAAAAGGTAACAAAGGAAACAAAACAAGAGGTTGTTGAAGATGATAACATTAGTTCATCATTTGACACTAAAGCAAATTCACCAGAGATTCCTGATAATGTACAAGTTGCATCTACTGAGAATATGGACGATGATGAATTTGATGAATATATTAACAATATTTTAAATTCGTAGTAAAGAGCAAAAGGAGTAATTATGCCAACTACACCAATTCAATTTAACACTGGATATACAACATCAGATATGGGACCTCAAATTACCCAATATGATATGCAAAGAATTGCCGTTCAAGAGGCTAAAAAGAACATTCGTTTTTCACAAATGGGTATGTTACAAAAGATTAAACCGAACCATGGTGATGAGTTAAAAAGATACAGAGAGTATCCAATTTTACATGACAGCAACGTAAACAACCAAGGTTTAGACGCACAAGGTGCTGAACTACTTGCAAATAAGTGGTATGCCTATAAGGCTGATGGTTCACGAACAGTACATATTGATGAAGCTTCTGCAAGAGCTGTACTGGGAGTAGTTAAAGTGCTCAAAGGTGGTGGAGCTTTATATGCTGGTTCACGAGATTTTGCACTTCAAAATGACAACTTTCCTTTAATTGGTGAAATCGGTGGTCGTGGAAATAGAGTAGGTTTAACTCGTGAAATTCTTACAGCAAAAGTCAAAAAGTATGCAATTAACATTGAATACACAGCAGATGCATTAAAGTTTGATTCTCAACCAAAACTAAACATCAAATATGCACGTGAAATTGGTAGAGCTTATTCAGAGCTAAGAGAAGCAATTGTACGTAACCAATTGATTACTGAGGGTCTTGTTAATGCTGCTTATGGTGGTTCTGCTACAACTGTTATTGAAGTAGATGAAACTTCTGGTATTACATACCCATCATTGAGACGTATGCAAACTTCACTTGACTTAGCTAGATGTCCTTATGACACAAAGGTAATCAGTGGTTCAAAAAATATTGATACAGTTACAGTTTCTGCATCACGATACGTTTACATTCCAATTGAACTTGAATCTGAAATCGAAGATTTAACTCATAATGGTAGAGCAATGTATTCTGATTGGGCTTCTTATGCTGCTGCTGGTGGAACATCTTACGCACAAGGTGAAATCGGTAAAGCTGGTAAATTTAGATTCATCTCTGACTTTGACTTCCCAATTATGAAGGGTGCAGGAGCAGATGCTACTAATGGTCTAGACGCGAATGCAAATGGAATTGAAGATGCTGGAGAAGGCAAATCAATTACAAATGGTCATTATGACGTTGCACCATTACTATTCGTAGGTAGTGAATCGTTTGAAGTTATTACAACTGAAAAAGATGGATTTGTGCTTAATGAGTCTGCTCCTAAAGTAACTCCAGGTGTTGACAACTATGCTGACTTAGGTGTTGTATCTGTTAAGTGGCACCAAGGACTCATGGTGAACAAGGCAGAACACATCCGTTGTTTACTCGTTAGCTTCAACAAATAATTCTAAACCCCTAAATATAGGGGTTTTAATCTACTATCAAACATCAAATCATAAAAAATTACAGAATATAAGTCGATTCAAAATGAAATCATGGTACAATTCATTACAAAAACAACATCTTAGAGGTTACCAAGCCAGACTTCTGGTTACTTCTGCGTCTCTCTGACAACGAGGTAACCTCTAAATTGAAAGAGGTTGCAGATAAATATGGAAAGCAAAACAAGAATCTTTTGCGAGATTTTAACAACATGGTTGCAGAATTGTCAGAGAAAAATTTTAACCAGCTCAGATTTGAGCCTGTTAAATATATTGACAAGAAAAACGAAGAAAGACCAACAGTGATGGTAGATTTTAAGACTCTTGTTTGGTTTGTAACCAAATTTGATCACAACCTCAGATTAAAAGTTATTAATGAAGCTTTTGCTAAGCTAGAACAACAAAAAGAACAAGAAAAACTTGAAGCTGTAAAACAAGCTAAACTTCCAAAAGTATATGACAATGGATATACTTCTGTTCGTGGTGCAATTAGTTCTCATTTTGAAGACATAAAAGATGATGTAAATGAAAGTGATGTTTGGGATGCTCTAGTCAGTCAAGAAGTAGTTGTAACAAGAGCAAAGGTAACAATTAAACGTGAACTGTCTGAATCATTTGATGGATTAGCTGGAACAGCAAAACATAATATGGCTGTATTTGATCCACAATTAGTTAGAAACTGTTATGAAAAATGGATTGAAGCTGGTAAACCTATTAAATCAGAGTATGAAAGATTAATAGAAGAGTTTGAACAAATATCTGAGTACTACAAGGAAAAGATTGAGGAAGCTAAGAAAAAATTATAACTACCTCTCCATCATTGGTTCTCATAATATCTAGAACCACAAAGATAAGATTAAACTACAATAAGGTATAATTCATTTAAACAACTTTTATATGCTCAGTTATGAAGTTTTTGGCGAGGCTTTCTGCATGGCTGAGTATATGAAAGTTGTTTAAGTGAAAGCCTTGCCATCTTTCACACAAAAATAATCAACTTAAAATTTTAAAATCTTATTTGCTATAAATATAAGGATTATTATGCAAAGCGATATTATCAAATTAGATAACAATGGTGCTGCTTATGCAGTTGTAAAAGATATAGCTGAGTATTGTGAGGTAGATGTTAAAGCTACAAGACAATTGGTTTTAAATCATATTGATGAGTTCAATGATGTTACAAATAAGTTGCAAAATAAAATTGGTGGCATTTCAAATGGTGCTTCCAAAGATTCGTTTAAGGTTCCAGAATTGAAACTAATTAAAAAAAGAGGAACATCAAGAGATGAAGTTGATTGGTCAAAAACAAAACTTTATCAACCTCACATAGAATTGTTGCTTATGATGATGAAAAAATACAAAGATAGTTAGAAGTCATAAAGTTGACGTTATTGTCGATCTATTTGCCTCAAAATTTGAACTAATACAAACAAAACTTGAAAATCAAAAACTACTAATTGAAAAACAAAATACTGAGTTAGTTTTACTTGAAAATAAAGTTAATCAACTTGAAACTGATAAATTTTATGATTGGGAAGAAGAGTACTCATCTGTATCAAGATTTATCAAAGAAAATAAACTAAAGATTACATCTACTGAATTACTTGATAAACTTGAAGAAGCTAAGCAAATTGAAACTAAGCAAATTACTAGGATGGTTAGATTTTTAACAGAAGAATCTGATGGTAGAGTTTCAAAGAAAGGTACATTGTTGTTTAAGAATAGTTTACTCAAAAAATTATCTGACACTATCTAACTCATTTTTAATCATTGGTTCTCAAAATATCGAGAACCACAAAGATAAAACAAACTATGCTATAATAATATCAATCAAGGAGTAACAGATGATAAATCCGGATAAAGAAGAAGGTTTACTTGAAGCAAGAAATTTAACTGCTGTAAAAAATATGAGTATTATGGAAAACTTAGTTGAACATTGGCATTTGGGTCCTAAAGTTGCTTATGATAATCAACAAAAAAATGATGAGTTTTGGGAGTCATTAGCTAAGGTAATGTTTGTAACTGTAGATGAAGCAAGGAGATACAGTTGTGCTAGTTGTAAATATGGAAACATTAGACCTGAATTTTTAAAAGAAATGGAACATATTCCATATAATGATCTAGACAAAGATGGTGGAATTAGAGTTTGGTGTGATAAATTTGATTTTATTTGTCATACTACTAGAGTTTGTCAAGCATATATCTAAGTTTTTGTTTTGTATAATAAATATGTTACTGCTATCAATTTTTATTTCTCCTATAAAAGTTTAGTCTCCTATAAGCAAAAAAAGATTTAGTTTTCATTGTATTGGTGGCAGTAACGCCTTATTTCAAAAAAAATATGATAAAATATATAAAAATAAAAACACTTTGGAGACAAAATATGGAAAACACAGATTTCAAATCAGAAGCACAACTTAGAGTTATGAATGAAGAAAAGCTAGTTGAATTACTAGAAAAAGACTTTGGTATTTCAACTCTTCCAACGCAACTTAAGAACGATAAGAAAAAAATGAGAGAAGTTTATTTAAAGTTGATTGACAATGGAGGAGATGATTCATTTATTTACGATATTTATGATACAACTTTGAAAGAAGCACCTAAAGCAAATATCAACAAAAAAGAAACACTTGCTCAAAAGCGAAAACGATTAAAAAAAGAATTGTTTGTTTTGTTTAATGTAACAATCCATGATAATAATCCAACTGAAACACTTGAAAACGACGAGCATGTTAGAGTTAGATTTGTATCTTGGGGTAATGATGTTGTTGGTCACTATACAACAAAAGTTATTATGGATCATCCAGTATTTGTACATGAGGGAGCTTTGAGAAACTTAAGAGCAGTAACGTATAGAAAAACTTCAACTAAAAAAGGTGAATCTGGTATTAGATATTCAAAGCCTCTTCCACGCTATACAATTACATACAACGAGGTAACACAAGAGTTTATTGACAATCTTGCTAAAAAACAAGCACTAGAAGAAATTAATGATTAATATGGAGTAATTTATGCCTATAGTAACAAATCACTCAAATTCTGAAACGGATGTAACCATCACTGGTGGTTCTGTTGTTGTTGATTCAACCTTTATAAATGATGTATTGACGCAGATAAAAAACTTAAAAAATGATGTACAACAGCTTAATACAGGAACTGATTACAAGGAGATATATAACGACTCAACACTTGATAACGGTGGAATAGTTGGTGATTTGTTACATCTAATGAGAGTCCATATTAATGACTCGATAAGAAAAGGCGAGTTATCTAAAGATATGTCTGGTCAAGCTTATGTCGCAGCAATATCTGAAGCTGTACAAGCCTCAATACAGATATATACAGTTAAATCTGATTCAAGATTTAAGTATTTAGAAAACAAACTTAAGCTATTTGATTCACTCATTGGTTCTTATACAAATCTTATGTCTATGAACCAGACAGAGATAGATGCTAAAATAAAAGAGTTTACGTTAAAAGAGCTTATGCCACTTGATAGGGAACTTAAAAAAGAAGATATTGAGTATAAACATAAGAGCCATTCTCTTCTTGATGAACAGATTATAACTGAGCAAAAAAGACATGCTCAACAAGATGTTGATAAAAATATAGCATCGTACAATCTTTCAGATATGCTACCAACCGAAAAACTTCTAAAGGTTGAGCAAAAAAACGATCTTATAAAACGTGCAGCATTAACTCAAAAAGAGATAGATTTAAAGTCTTACGAATTGACGAATATTTATCCACAAAAACTACTTGAATCTACAGCAGTTAGACAGTTAAAAGAGAAGCAACTTGATTTTGAATCATATAAATTCACCAATATGCTACCATTGGAGAAAATTAAACTAACACATGAAGTTGCATTGTCTGATGCACAGGCATTATTGATGGGTGTAGAAAAAGATATAAAATTATATTATAAGACAGATATTCAACCAGAAGAGAAAAAACTTGCACAGTCAAAAGCAAGAATTGAATCTATTAATGCAGCTCTTGGTGGAAATGTTATAGACTCGTTACCAGCAAAAAGAATGGCAGTCATTGATAAGCAATTATTGGTTTATGATAAACAAATAGCACACTATGCAGATCAGAAAGATTTAGATCTATTAAAAATGATGACATCATATCAATCAATGATTTATCCAGACTTAACTGGTACTAGCCAAGCTATATTTTCATTTGCAAATAGCACAAATGCATCTACTGTATTTAGTAGATTGAATAACTAATTTTCTATTGGTGGTTCAAAGATGGGTTTATTTGGTGGTTTATTTGAGTCTAGCTATGAGACACACGTAGGTTTCCAATATGTTGATCTTGGACAATCATCAGTTGATTCATACTATAAATTTAGAAGAGGATTATTGTTTGCATCAAATGGTAATGTTGATTTTTATCAAGAACAGATGTTCAAGTTTAAGCAAAATTATAGACATAAATATAGTCATAAAAGATTAAATTCATTAGGATTTGGTCCAGAAACAAAAACTATACCAAAAAATACATACAATGATTTTATTTCAACATCAAATATACCAAGCAATACAAAAGCCATAAATACAAACACAATATATTCTCCATTGCAGCATTCAAAATCATATTACTATTCAACATTCTCAGATGAAGATATGGCTGTAATATATGCAATAAATAATATACCAGGAACCTACACAACATTATATAAAAGAGATAACAATGTTAATTTCTCTAATGTCCCAAATTACACAAATGATGGGAACCACACGTATCTAAGGTATGAAGTATCTGGTGGACACTCAATACTTAGAGATTCAAAAAACTTTATATATGAAGTTTCACTATATGGTGTAAAAAAATATGAAGTTACATCATATACATATATATTGTATTCTGCATTATTAGTTTCTGGTGCAACATACTCATCTACAAATCAACAGGATGTAGTTAATTGGATTCAAGCAAATAAAGCTCCAAATGAATCGGCTGCTGTAAATGAAACATACATAACAGCTTATAACCCTGAGACAATAACAACTATTGGAAATGTTACATATACAATTCCAGATGAAGAGATATATTATCATGTTAGAGCTTTATCCGATAGTGGTTCAAATTTCAATATTAAAATATTAGATATGTTTAATACAAGAGGATATTTACATGATGTTTCTCAACCAACAGTTACACTTCAATTCGCACCACTAATACCATTAAAGGAGAATAATAGTTCTGTTTTAGAAGAGAAACGTAAAAAAGCATTAAAAGAGTTTTCGTTAGATGAGAAATCTATAAAACCATATATAAATAATGGAAATATAGATGACTTTTATTTAACATTATCAATAGCACCAGAAGATGCACTTAGAAGTAGAGAATTATCAAAATTATTATGGAATACATTAGATTCACTTGCTCCTTCAACTACAGATTTTCTTGGTGCAGAAGATAGATACACAATAGATATGTCAATCAATACACTTAGTGCAAGTACATCTTTCAGCTTATCTCAAAATATAAAAACAGGAGTTCTTAGTTCAATTTATCCAAATATTAAAAAATGGAGAGTAGTTATAAAGCAAAATATAACGAACCAACAGAAATACTATAATGAAGTACTTTCAGTTTATAATAGTCTTGGATTTAGTGGACAAACAACAACTGCAGATATGTACGATAGAATTTTTAATGACAAAATATATGTAGATGAAAATAATGGTACCTATGCAAAGGATTCACATCCATTAAGAGGTCAATTGCCAAGTAGAGATGCTAGAAACAATAGGAAACCAAAAAGATACTACTATATTTATTGTACTGAATCTGAAATACCATCAAAGGTTGATAGTTACCTTAGATATAAAGGTAATATTATATCATCAATATTAAGCTACAACGAAATAAATGCAAATATAGAACTATCTAAGTATTATTCAACATCATCTACTGTTGAAACATTGACTTATGATTCAAATGGTTATCCAATTCTAACAGCATCTCCGAATGTTAGTGTTACTGTGATGAAGCAGATAACTCCAACAACTTACAAATCATACACAATATACAATGGAACAACTACGTACAATCCAGTTTCATCTATTCCAGCAACAAAGGCATGGGATAGCTTAAATGGTTCCTTTAGAATTCCAGTAAAATTTGATGCACTTGAAGGAAAGCCATATTTCGAAACAATTGAACTGTACGACCATCTATCATGTGGTGTTATTTTTACAGAAGTAGTTGTTGAAATTAAGTGGTATCAAAAGGGATGGTTTAAAGTATTCATACAGATAGTTGCAGTAATAATAGCAGTTGTTATAACATACTTCTCTGCTGGTGCTGGAGCTGGAATAGGTGGTGCAATAATTGCAACAGCAGAAACAGCAGCAATTGTTTATGCAGTATCAGTAGTTGTTGAACAAATACTTATTGCTTTCGATATAGATCCAAAATATGCAAAATTAATATCAACAATAATTATAGCAGCTTATACTGGATATGTTGATACGAATACTATTTTTAAAATAGCAAATGAAGCTTTAGAAATATATATGGAGAGTGAAACTGAGAAAATTCAAGATGACGCAAAAAGATTAAAAGAGGAATCAGATAATTTTTATAGAAAATATAATGATTTAAGAAAAGACCTTGAAGCATCAATAAATGGAACTCCACAATCAAGGACAAAAGATGAAATAATTGCCAACATAATAAATAGAGATTTACTATATACTTCAGATGGAGATAGAATTTTTAATGATTCATCATCGTTGCATATTGAACCTGATTCTATTGACGAGTATGATGACAAAAGTTGGATGGTGCCACCTGTACCAAAGTTTTCATTGTATCCAACAAATACATTGCCTGAGAAAGGTCAAATAAAAGATATAAGAATAGAATTACCAAAAATAAACATATCACTTGGTATAATTGATAATACATTCATTTAAAAGGAACAATAAATGCAAGACAATAATTATAGCTTCAGTGACTATCTAGATAAGAATTATAGTATAGCTGATGCGTATGGATATAGTGGTAACAAGTCATCTGATAATGGACTACTAGGTGGACTATTTGGTGGTAAGACCAAATCTTCATCTGGTGGTTCTGGATTTGGTTTTAATTCTGGAACTTTAAGTACTGGACTCAATACATTGAAAATTGTAGGTGATCTATGGCAAGGATATAACGCTATAAAAATCGGTAATGAGCAAAACAAGCTAAATAGAGAAGCTTTTGAATTTAACAAGAAATTGAGTACAGACAATTTCAATTTGGCAAAAGATTCTTATGATAGAAGAGTTAAACGTTCTGAAAATATTTCTAAACAATTCGCAAATGCATATCAAAATTATCGAAACGATCTGAAAATTGCTAATGTAAATAACAATAAGCAAAATATTAGCAAGCCAAATAAAAATAATAGAGATAAAGGAGATATTTATGGCTAGTGATGCATTTCAATGGAGAGGTGCTGGTCAGCAAATATCTGCACCTAGACTATCAAATTATGGTATCTTTACTGATGCTAGAAAACATATAGATCAATATCTGCAAGAGCAAGATAAAGCAAAGAAACTTGAAGAAGAGAGAGCTAGACAAGACAAGCTTATTGCTAATGATAGGGCTTTTAAAGAGCTAATGCAGAGAAAAAGATTTGGTCATGACGAACAATTAAGGAGAGACAATCAAGCATTTCAAGAAAACATGTTTAATAAGAAATCTGATTTTGAAAAAGATTTGCAGAAACAAAAAATTGGTCATGACGAGCAGATGCAAAAAGATAGAATAAATGGTCAAATAACCCTAGAGAATCTAAGATATTCACATAGTTTGGGAGAGATTGGTGCTAGAGCGTCCAAACAGAAAGAAGTTGCTAGATATAAAGCTGGTCTAAATAAACCCATAAAAGGTGAAAAGGTTGGTGGTATTGATTTATCTAAACTTGTTAAATATGACGTTTTGGGAACCACCAAGAAGAAGATAATTGACGAAAGTATTCCACTAGGCGATGATTACAAAAACAAAGTAAATGAGGCTAGTAAATATTTTGGTGATATTAAAAACTACAAAGATAAGTTAAAAGAAAAAGGCTTATCCAATAGTGAACGTAAATCATTGGAAAGAAAAATAAGCCTAACAAAAGCAAATGCACTAAATTCAGATTCACTAGAAGAGTACAAAAAGAAACTTGCTGATAAAATTAGGACTAGAGAAGTTGTTGTTCCGACAAAAACAAGATTGAATATTGAAGAGACTACAAAAAACTTTTCAAATTTATTTGTAAACAGCAACTTAAAAGGTCCACAGATAAAAGCAGCACAGGATTATTTAAAGAGACTATCTAAAGAGCAAGATGATACATACAGCAATACATTAGAGGCTACAAAAAAGGCTTTAGATTCAAACGTAAAGAATGCACAAAGTTACCATGATAGCCTAATTAAAAATGGAGTAGATCCTAAAACTGCTGAAAGTTCAACGAAAGAAAAATTTAAATCTGCTGCAAGATACGTACAGTTTTACTAAAAAATAACTATTCTCCGAACCACAAGGAGAATAGAATTACTCAAATAAATCAAAAAATGTTATAATTGTTAAAAACAAATATCAAGGAATATAAATATGTCACTATATGATAAAATGTATGCAGAGAATAGAGCATTAGGCGTAGCACAAGATGTTAAAGATAATGAATTCAAGACAGCAAGAGAAAGAGATAAACTTGATACTATTGCATACAATGAATATCTTAAGAATGGTGAAATATTGTATAATAATGGCAATCCTGTATCAGATGATCCACGAAATGAAATAAAACTTGATAGTAATGGTAAGCCATATAATACTGGAGCAATAATTGGTGGGCTAAAAGAAGCTTCAAATTTTATTGTAGATAATCTAGCACCAGATAGTTTAAAGTCAGATTTACATTCAAATATATATAAAGATGGAAGAATTTATGATACATCAAATAAATCTGATTCTGGTATATTTTCAAAATATAGTGCCTCAAAAATGAAAGATTTTCTTGAAAATGTTGAAGATGATCCAAATGCAAAAGGTACACTTTATGCAGAGAGAGTCTTTGCTGGTCTTAATCCCGATGGTTCGGAGAAGTATTATATTAAATATGGATACTCAAAAGATGGTTTAGTTGAGAGACAAGCATCAAATAAAGGACTTGCCACAGAGATATTATGGCAAAAAAGATTTGCTAATGCAGAACAGGCTGAGAATAGAATAAATCAATTGAATTTTGAAGCAAATAACAACGTTTATGATGTAGGTAATGGTAAGGTATCAGGCTTTGGTTCTGGATACTCTGAGATAGCAAAGAATGATATTTTAGGTATGTTAAATGTGAACCAGACAGACGAACAATTGACTGCAAACTATAATAAGAGTCTTGAAGATGCAAATAACTATAAATTTCAAAGAAAAGATGCTGATAAAAATAATACATTCTATGAAAAATATGTAAAACTTGGTGACTATGGTGATGCATTGCAATACGGTGGCGTAAAACTTGTAAATGATTTGGCAGATACTGCTCTAACTGCTGTTGGTGCATTAGGTAATTATGTTGGACTTGAAAATGATTTAAAGAATAATATATTCGACAAATGGAGTAATAACGCTGCAAAAATAACTGGTTACAATGAAGCAGACTTTAATGCTGCCATAAAAGAATCTGTTGGAAGATTTAAAGGTGGAGACTATTTTGGTGCAATAACTGGAGATTTTTCAACATTAGCTGAATCAATATTCTCTTCAGCTCCAGATATGGCTTTAATGTATGCTTCAGGTGGAGCTTCAATATTATCAAAATCAAGCAAAGGTAAAAAATATTATTCCTTGATTAAGAAATCTGAAGAGGCACTAAAAAATGGAAACAAAAATCTAGCAGATAGTTTTTTATCTAAAGCTAACAAAATAAAAGACGATATTATAAAAACAGGCACAAATGCAGAGAAGGAATTTACTAATCTAACTGGAGAAATTAGCTCTATAAGAGATATAGCTTCAACTATAGGTAAAGACTATGGGTTTAATGCTATTGTTGCAAAACAGACAAATGATGTTGTTGAGCAAAGAATAGCTAATGGTGACAAAGATATAACTGTAGGCGAGGTTGCTTCAATAGCTCTATCTCAATATTTAGCTTCATCACTTGACAAACTTGCACTAGAAGAAGTTTTAAAGGCTCCAAAGACTATAGGAGTATTAAGAAAAGCTGTATCATCTATAACTGATAAAAGCAAGATTGCTTCTATTGGTGCAAAACTTCTTCAAAAGTCAATAGATGTTGTAAAAGCTTCTGGTGTAGAAGCTGGACAAGAGTATTTGCAAACATGGACTGAAGTTCTTGGAGCAGATGTTGGTGTAGATGGAAAAACACTAATAGAAGCATTAAAGGATGAATCAAACAATGATGAAGTACTTGGTGCTATGTTAGCTGGTGGTGTATCTGGTGGTTCTGTTCATGGTATATCAAGTGCAGTAAACATTGTAACAGATAAATCTTTAGGTGCCATAGACACTGTAAAGCAAAATAGAGCAAATAGTATAGATACTGCTTATGTAGAAAGACCAATGGATGATACATATAAAACAATAGTATCTAAAGAAGACTTTGATTCTCCAGAGCATACTGCTGAAGATAAACTGTATAGCATAAAAGAATTTCTTGACAATGATAGTGAGCATGACATTGAAGAAGATATAAAAAAAGAGTTACCAAAAAAGATAGTAGAGGTATCAATTGAGAATGCTATAGATAAAAAAGATCCTAATATTGCATCTCAAAACTTATCATCAATGCTGTTGAATATAAAGTCAAGTGATGTTAATAATAAAGAAAATATGATAAGTGACTTGATAAGAATATCTAAAGAACATGGTGTTGATGTATCAAATGACATTCTTGAAACAGATGCAATTGATGACATGTTTAAAGCGATGTACGGTGCATCATCAAATAAAAAAGGTTCATCAATAAGAGAACCACAAACAGAAGATATAACAAATAATCCTATAGATTTTTCAGTAAACAATGAAGCTAGATCTGTTAAAAATAGGATGTATGGAAAATTAGATGACTCAATATCTTTAATGAGAAAAAAGATAGGTAGATATTCTAAACTTGGTCTAGACATAGCTCCATTAACAAATGCATTAAAAACATTAGAAAAGTACAACAACACTAAAAAAATAAATGGAAATATAGGTTCAAAAGACATAAGAGATGTCTCAAATGAGATAAGTCAAATAGGTTTTATCTCCGATGATGGTTCACTAATTGCACCATCTATATCTGCTTATGATAAATTTTTACCAATGCTATTTGATCCATCTTCTTCAAAGAATATAGGTCCAATAAGAAGTGGATTTGTAAGCTTAAAGGGTTTTGATAGCTTCATTAGAAGTAGATATTCTCATATGTCTTCAATTGAAAACAATGAAGACTTGTTGATACAGAAACTAAAAGAATTAGATGAGTTGTCCGATACAATATCAAAAACAAACTCATCTATAGTGTCATCAGAATCAATATCAGATAGCAATAAAGCATCATATTCAAGTAAAATGATAGAGTTGCAAGATATCGTTAATGCTACAAGAAGTAGATTTTTTGACAAACTTGTAAATAGAAATATATCATATAACATTGCAAGAAAAGCAAACAGTGATCTTGACTACATTCCAACAGAAGAGATAGATAAAGCAATTCAAGATATAAAGAGTAATTCTTTAGACAAGAATTATATAATGTCTAAATTTAAAGAAATAGCAAATAATGGATACATCTCTCCATCTGATGCTTCCAGGCTAATAGATGCTTCAAATATAACATATAGCAGTGATAGTACATTTGGTGGTTCAAAAAGTAATGTACAATCGGATATTAAAAAGGATGATGTATCCAAAAAAATAAATGATTTTGTTATAAAATTTCAAGCAAGTCAAAAGAATAAAAATGTGTCAAAGACAATAAGCGATAACGATTTTGATAAAGTTATGGCTGGCATGTTAAAGGCAATAAGCAATAATAGAACTGATGAAGTAAGTTTATTGTCAAAAGCTATTTCTGCTAGAAAATTAAGTGTTGAACAGATAAAGAAACTTTTTGCAATCGTAAATGCAAACAATAATTTTAGTCGTAAGGCTAAACAACTAAAAGAAGCAAAAGAACTTGAACTAGCTTCACTTGATGCTAAATCAAAAATAGCAATGCTTAAGAAATTTAAAAATGATTTAAATAAGGAATTTAAAGACAGTAATCATTTTACAGTTTCTGATACAAAAGAATTTTCATCTGCTATTGGAATAATTTACAATGAATTATCAAAAGAAATAGAAGATACATATAATGAGATATTAAGCATATCTAGCGAGATTGACTATGTAAAATCAAATAGACTAGACAAGTCTAAAGATGCACAAAAAAAATCAAGTTCAAAAAAAATAAGAGACAAGATAGGTAAAGCAATAAAAAAGTTCATATCGAGAATTTCAATTTTAAAAGATAGATTAAAAAAGGTAAAAGCTAAAAACAGAAATGATTTAAGAGATAAGAACTCACTTGATAAAATAATATTCAAAATACTGGGAGAGTCAAAAAGAAGTCATCAGAGAAAAGTAACAGAGAACAACTATAATGAAATACTGTCACAAATAAACAAGACAATTTCATTGCTAAACGATAAAGGTAACAATAATGCGAGTGAACAAATAGATTCAAATATAAACGAAAAAAGAACCACAAACACAGAAAGCACAAAAGGAAATATAGAAAGTATTGGTAAATATAGTAAAGTAAATGTAACTGATGGTTCAAAAAATATTGATAACAATATTACAATTATAAACAAAGATGATATAATTACTAAAATAAGTGAAGAACTTGTCAATTCGTATCCAGGTAAAGTTGATAATATAATAAATAATTTATTGAAAATCAAGGACAAAGATAAAGCAAATAGAATGCTGGAAATATTAAACGAATTCTCAAAATGTTAACAAGGAATACTATATGCCAAACAATTGTGATTTAAGTAGTGCTTTAGAAGAGCTGTCAAAAATTGGACTTTATTCGAAAGAAAATGATGCCTTTAGAGATATTATTGTTGAGATATCAAAGTCAAATAAAACACATCCATTATCTAAAAGTAACGATTTGGAATTTATAAAATCAAGAACAATTAGTGAAATAGATAACTCATTTGAATCAATTGATGGAATCAATAGCTCATTAAAGAAGTCAATAGAAAACAAAATAGATTCACTTAAGACATCAATATTAAAAGATTTTAATAGTATAGAGAAATATAGAAAAGAAAATATATATTTACATTACAAGCGTAGCAGTATAAAATACCTAAGAAGCATTCTTAAAAAAACTAAAAGCGATAGAGAAAAACATGGCAAGCACTATCTAAAATTAAAAAAAAATAATGATATTGCAGTAAAAAGAAATATTGAACTGTCAAAAGATTTATTAATATTAGAAAAAGAACTTAATCGTGAAAATAGTAAAATTGATGCCAACAACAAGAGAGGTGTAAAATCTTACTATGAAAAGTTAAATGAGTTAACAAACAAGATCAATGAGATAAAAGAAGAAATACATAAAAATGATGAACACATAAATAGATTTAACATATATGACAAAAATGATATCGATCTAAAGTACTCTGAGAAAATAAAAGATTTAGAGTACAAAATAGGTACACTCTCTGAAAATACAACTGGAGATAAAAGTTCTCATGCTGAGAATGTATTAAATACAATAAAATCAAAAATATTAAATGTATTTAAGTATATAAGAGAAAAAATAAAAAATATATCTAAAAAAAGAGAAGACGTTAGGTACCTAGAATCATTAATTGATAAACTTGAAAATGGACAAAATTTATTAGATATTGATAATGATAGATTGAAACTAGAATTTAAAATAACAAGTGGAGAGTATATTGATGATACAGTCAAAGAATCCTATGATAAATTAACAAATAGTAATGAAAATATTAAGAATATTGTTGAAATAAAAAGTACACCACTTACAAAAGCAATTGATATAATGATTAGAATGAGAGACAAAGGCACAAAAGAAGTCTTTTCTACTATATCAAGACTGCAAGGTCATAATGTAAATATTGGAAAAATAAGCAGTGATGATATAGATATACTATCAAATATTTCAAGAAAAATTGGATTTTCAACATTAGACATTAATAAAGCTGTTGGTTCAACAAAAATAAAAGAAGATACATCAATTGATAGTGGAAACAATGTATTTTATGTTTTAAATGACATTTTTAAAACAGAAAATGGTTTGTTAGGTAAAACTCAAATGATGGCTATAGCTATAGGTGTATCTGACGCTATCTCAAATTGGTCTATAAGAGCCAACAATCTTAGGAGAAAAGATGTTGACCAGTTATCAAAAGATACTGGGATATCACTTGAAGATGCAATGATTTTAAAAAGCCATCTTGAATCTGGAAAAATACCAACAAGACTAATGATAAAGGAAACTTCTCAGTTAGTAATGGATTCAATTGGAATATCTGTAAAAAAAGATGTTGATCACAAAACAAAGGATATTATTGAATCTGGAATAGAAGCTTTAATTTTGGCTCAATTAAAATCATTCATTGGCAAACAAAATAAATCATCAATGTCAACAGAAGTTGTGGATATTGGGACTAAAAAATACACAATGATTTCGTTGAATGAGAAGTATATTGAAGATATTTTGGGATACAAGATAAATGACATATCAAAGTCGATAAGAAACTTCTCATATATTGATGAAAATAGGTTAAAAAATACTGTAT